AACTCGCTCGCAGTTTTAAACTCTGGCAAGAGTGCGTCGATCCATCCGCGCACATGACTGAAGAGCAGTTTGGCGAGATGACACTAGCTGAGCGACTCAATTTCATGAGCGGATGCTTCGGGATCAAAGAATGAAAAATCCCGCAGCAGTGGCCCTTGGTAAATTGGCTAAGGGCCGGCCTAAACGTTATTCCGCCGAGGAGCTCGTTAAGCGTACAGCGCGGCTCCCGAGCCGGAAAGGGTGTAAGAAGAAAGCCGTGCAACATTTATGAAACTAGAAATTGCAACAGACGGAACATGCAAACTATACGATGAAGCTGGCCAGTTAATGGCGGATTCTTCGACGGGGCGGTTAATCCGCTATTTCTCACACGAAGAAAACGCCAAGGCGTGGGCGAAGATGACCTCCTATGGCAAAGAGGGCGCTGTTGACGCTGCCTTTAAACACGCAAAACACCTCATTGACGCACAGGAGGCACGGTGAGTAAACGAGATCAATACGAATGACAATATCAGACATTCTCTACCATTTAACCGAAATTGCGCAACGGTTCGGAGATTTACCGGTTGAAATTGATAACGGCTCAATAAATGATATCGCATTACTTCGGCCTATTAGCGCTAAACCGTACGTAAAAATCTCCCACAAAAATATCGTTACTGAAGAATCTGAGCTTTCTCCGAAACGTCAAGCTAAACGTAGTAAATAGGTGAGCCTGATCTGTAACCTGTAACGGAGGGTTAAAGAATTTCCGCCTCAATCTCCCGGGTAAGCGCGGCCATGCGCTGGAGCTCACTCTCCGGGACCATATGCACCTGGTGATCGACGCTCCCAGAGTGCTCAACCCTGTGCACCTGGAGTAGCGCGAACTCGTTCGGAAACATGCGTTCCAGCATCCACGCATAAGCGCGCCAATCTTCCTTGGCCTCGCCGAGTTCCCGGACCCGCTCTAAATACACGGGTTTCATGCGGCGTTTTAGCTCGTCATGTTTGTTGGGATTACGGCCAAACCATTCGTACACAACGTTACGGCTAAATCCGGTGCGCTCAGCTGCCGCCGTGATAGTGAGTCCATCGGAAAGCGCGGAGAGTAAAAGCTCGAAGTGTTGGTTACTGAACCGGTGACCAACTAAAGACCGGGAACGAACGGCTTGACGTTTACGAGGAGAATTACCGTTTAATGGAGCGTTAGGCATTCGCCAACTCCGTTTCTGCGCGTTTCAACGCGTGGAGCGATTGGTGGCACTGCTTACAAAGCCAAGTCACCTCTAACGGCTTGCTGTAGTCCTCGTGGTGCATCTGTGTGGCGTGCTCGCCGCAGAATGCACACTCGCTCGGACCATCGATTAAACCGCGTGAAATGTATACACGAGCATACGCACGAGAATTCCGCCTAAATCGTTGTTTAGCCGATAATGGATGCGTCGAGCGCCAATGGCGCATGTACTCGGCTTTACAGGTCAAGCAGTACGAATGAGAATCAGTTGCCAAATTTCCACATTTACAGAACAGCGTGCGCGCCATGCGGCACACATTGTTCCACAAAACGCACTATAGCAAGCTGAAGTATGGTAAACTTTTTCCTACGCTACAAACGCCCGATTAATCTCAGTGTCCCGAGGCTCAAGATGGCCATAGTGCCGTTGCACAACACCAACGTCATCGCCAAGCCACTTGGCTATTTTGTAGATCGAGGTACCGGCGCTAGCGTGGAGCGAGGCGAATGTGCGCCGGCAATCGTGAAACGTCATACGAACATTCTTACGGCGCAAATAGTTATAGAATTTCCTTTTAAAATCGTACCGGTACCGGTGGCGGCCACCGACACGTTTCTCTGGGTAGAGCATGTACGGTGACGGCAAACCATAGACGCGCAGGAATGCCAGGAACGCGTCTGTGAGCGGGATAGTGCGGTCCTCGTGATCTTTGGTGTCCCAATCTTCGCACCGGGTAACGTGGAGGAGCGCATCGGGGAGACTGAACCATTCCGGGCGGGAGGCGACAACCTCGCCGAATCTCAAGCCGGAATGAAACCCGCAGAACAAAATGTACTTGAGCTCAGCATCAGTGCACTCAGTGATCAACCTACAAGCCGTATCACGCGAGACGAACACGCGCCGAAACGGTTTCCGGTGCCTAGGGAGCGTCACACCGATAACAGGGTTCTTACCGCTCACAATTTGATGAATAATTAACCAGTCGTAATATTTGCGAATACTAAACAGATACGCAGCAACCGTTGACGGTTTAACTGTACGCAACTTATTATCAGCCCATTCTTGTAACGACTGCGTTGACACACTATCGAGCGTGACGAACTCACGGGACCACGACTCAAGCACAACTGATAAATCCCGATGATAATTGCGCGATATGTGCGCCCTTTTCGAAACCAGGTACCCAGACAACCCTTGCATAACGTACTGAGATTTATTACTCATATACGCACGATAGCAACAATAATTTCTATAAACTATTCTCTTGCTATTTTAACTAGGATAACATGAATGGGGTTCAAGAGGGCGCGGGTTCAAATCCCGCCGGCCCGATCATAATCTCTAGGGATAGCGCCACAGACGCACTCTCCTGCATTAGCCAGGTGTTCGTAATCACTTTCGTCGTCGGCCACAGCTGGGCAACCAACGTCGTGTAAAATCCCGTTATGATCAGCTACTTTCATTGTTTCACCCATATCAAACGCACTACCAGCTTAGTCCTACGCTTACGCTTTGCCGAAGGTGCCGCCGTCGTGCATGAACTTCTCGATGATCATTACGATGACCACGGAGAGAGATCTACGTTCACGCTCGGCGACACCAATGACTTGTTTTTTTAGGTTCGGATCTACATAGGCTGAGATCTGAACCGGTTTCGTCTTCTGTGCCATACACTACGGTACGTTGGGCAAGTTTAACGAAACTTTACGCATAATCAAGCGAAAAATATTATTTTCTTTTTAAAACATACCATGAGTAACATTGGTACGGTCCTCAGCGAGTTTAACGTAGGCTGGGTTAAGCTCAATCAGGACGGCTCGCCGCCCAAGCTCAAGCGCCACCTTGCCGGTTGTGCCACTACCGGCGAATGGATCTAAAACCGTGTCACCTGGGCGGCTTCCGGCCAGGATGCAAGGTTTAATCAGGTCCTCGGGGAACGTGGCGAAATGGGCTTCATTGTAGGGTTGGGTGGCGACCGTCCAGACCGTGCGTTTGTTGCGATACCCCTTAGATACGCGGCCACCTACTCCTCCTAGTCCACGGAATCCGCCCCCTTTAGGATCACTATTTTCTAATTTGTATGTATCTGCCCTTACCGAGATGCTCCCATACTCTTCTACGCTATCCTCCCTAATCGCCTCCGCATCGTAGAAATAATCGAACCCTTTCCATCGCGGAACCTTGTCCTCAGATTCTTCTCTCCACCGCGTTTTCCCGTCGCTGTAATTACCGTCAATGCCGTCGTGTGCACTGTCCGAGGTATCCCAGCCCGCAGGCGTTTTCGCACGCGCTTTATTCAACTTTATCACCTCCGACAGATCTGGGCTGTACGACCATTCGTCGGTATCGCGAGCTTGCCAGACGAGCGGCTTGCCACCGTTTTTGGCCAACAGGTAAATCATCTCATGGCTTTTAGTTGGCCGATCGGTAACGCTCTCAGGCATCGGATTCGGTTTATGCCAGATGATCTCGCTGCGTAGGTACCATCCATCCGCCTGCAACGCCATCGCTAGCCTAGCCGGTATCATGCAGAGGTTTTTCGGCTTTAAGCCGGTATTTAGGCGTTTATATTGACGTGCCCCATCCATTCTGGCTCCAAAACATGCATCGCCCCTTGAATCATGTCTGCCCACTTCGCCGCTCGCGTACGAATCTCCCATGTTCACCCAGAGCGTTCCGTCGTTTCTAAGCACGCGCCAAACCTCACGGAACACGCCCACCATATTGGCGATGTACCCTTCTGGCGTGGCTTCGAGTCCCAGTTGCGAGTCGATACGCATGGCACCGCATTTTCCGCAAACAAATTTTTTAAACTTCCCATTGTAAGTGGATTCCTTGGAATCTTCCAGACCGGAAGGGTAACCGTTGAACCGTTTATGATCACACCCCTGGGTATCTCCGCCTTCCCACGTTGCCGTGCCGTAGTCGCGCAAGCCCCAGTACGGCGGACTCGTTACGCAACATTGCACGCTCTCGCCCGATAGCGTCGCCAGGATATCGCGGCAATCGCCGTTAAGGATCTGGATCATGGTTTTAGGTCCATAACCTCGGTGACCGTTTGGACATGAGCCAAATGGTGATTTCTTGTAGGGGCCAAAACTATATTCTTAATATATAGTTTTGGACCCAACCATTTGGGCCATGGTCCATAACTGGGTTTTGAACCCTTATTTTGACCCTTTTGGACCTTATGGTCCTTTAGCCCTTGAATGTGTTCAGCTGGTAGCATCCTGAAAGATCCTTGAATATGGTTTTTTGTTTGAGCGCGTCGTTGAGCAACCGTTTAAAGGTTGAGTCGCCGCATTTAATGATTCGTTTTGCGCGTGCGCACAAATCCGCAAACGCGCATGCTTCCCCGATATCGAGTAATTCAGTTAACGCTTGGACCGTATATTTCGGTGGGCGGCCACCGATATTTGTGCGAAGATTCTCTGGGTTAATCTCAAGCGCCGAGGTGTAGACCGGGTATTGCCACCGGACAACAAACTCCGGGATCGGGGGGAAAGAGCGTAAAATGGCGCTGACGGTGTAACAATCCTCGCTCTCGTTCGGTGTCAACGTAAGCAGGCTATCCGGGTCACGTGCCCAGACACCGGACCCGCTTGCACGGTCAACCGGATCTTTGGCGCTAGCGTTCCCTTTTGAAAAATGGTGCGTCATGGCAATTGATGCGCTAAGAGATGCCGCAAACGCTTCGACGGCATTGCAAAATGTGATTATGTCGCCGGTATCCGACTCGTTTAGGCCGGCCAAGAGCTTGTACACCGGGTCAATAATAATCAGGGAATAGCGCTCACTCCGGAGTTGGTCCGCTAGCGCGTTAAGGTCGCCGAGCTTAAAGTTGCGGCCACGGAGATGTACAACCCGGATATTGGCCAGGTCCCCGGCGTTGTACGCCTCGCAGATGCGTTCTAATCGACGTCGAAGGTCCCAATCAGGCAACTCGAAATTAAGCAGTAGAACAGGCCCCTGGCGCGTTTTACGGCCCCACCAATCGAACCCATTAGCAACGCAAAAGAGCAATTCAAGGATCATCCATGTTTTGTAAGCTTTAGATGGCGCCGAGATTATCATCTTGCCACCCTGGTACAAAATACCGTCAATGATTACTGGAGGAATATGCGCCGGTAAAAGGTCACAGGTTATCGGTGCAATCGGTAACTGACCGTTTAACCCGGTTACGAGTTCGTGAACCCTGCGCTCTAACCCTTTAAGCGTATCAATATCAAAATGCGTATCAAGCAGTTGCCGCCCAATAGCGATAACCTGGCGTTCACGAAACGTGGTTATAACCCATCTAAGGTACTCTTCGTAGTTCGCCTCGGTATCGACAAAATTGTACAAGCTGTTTACGTACTCTTTGCCACCAGCTTCCTTAAGTGAACCGTTATCGCGCAACGTTTCGGTCAACCAAATAAAATCAATCTTGCGCTCTGGGTACGGCCATTCGGTTATCGCTTCATAAATTAAGGTGTGCGCCGGCAGATAAAACACTTTACCGCTTAATGTTGCCGCGCACGCTTTTTGCACCTGGCCAGGAGCGCGCAGGAGAGAACACAATAACCCGCGTTCGCTGTCTAAAGCCGACGGGATGACCGGCTCGTTTCCATTGTTCATGGCACGTTCTCATGTTGTGCAAAACCGGGTTTATTTTTTAACGAACTGCATTCGCCGCGCTTCCGCTACTTTAGCGTTGTAGGCATTAAGTGTTCCCTTTAATTCCTCTAACCGGCTTGCGTCAAAGAGCGGGTCCTCAAGCAACGAAGATTTCACAACCCATGCGTCTGGAACAAATACGTCCCGGAACAACAGCTTCTCGACAACCGTGACGTGCACACCGAGTTGCTTCGCGAGACTATTCCTAGCGAAAAACTTTTTTGACGAATTATTTTCTTTTCCGTTGACCATGCAAAATAATATCGTACGGTGTGGAACAATACAAACAGATATTTTATTTTAATATGAAAAGTCCAAGGGCCTCACGCTACTTCATCTGGTTTAACCGCAAATGGGTTCAGTGCTCCACGGCGCGCCCAGTCGCCAATGATTGCCTTGAATACGTCCTGGAAGACGGCGCATTCGGGCTAGCAGCGGCAAATAAATGGGTCGGTATTCACGCGTTTTGAAGCTTATGGCTAATCCCACCGTTACTGCGGCGCCTCCGAACAATGATCAGGCGGCGGCGATTGATGAAAACCCGTTTACCCAGCAGGCAGCCTCCGAAGCCCGGAAACCCGTTAAGCGCAGCCTTTTAGAATCGGTTATTACCGGCAAGAAAGTTCGGCCACTTCTTACGGTGTTGTACGGCCCGCCTGGTGTAGGTAAAACCACTTGGGCGTCTAAGGCTCCTAACCCAATTTTTATTCCGACCGAGCGCGGCGTTGACCAGGTAGGCGCAACCCGGTTCCCGATGCCGGAGACATTTGGCCGGTTCTGTTCGATGGTTCGCGCAGTAGCTAATGAAAATCACGGGTACCAAACATTGGTTATCGATACAGCCGATGGTTTAGAAGCGCTTATCTGGGCGGACGTTTGCGAAAACAAGAAAGTTACTTCGATTGAGGAACTTAAATGGGGTGATGGCTACACGGCAGCTAAAGGCAAATGGCGCCGGCTCTTAAACGAGCTGGTTACGCTTTCAGAACGGATGAATGTCGTTATCCTGGCACACGCGCATATCAAGATCTTTAACGACCCAGCGTTACCAGACCCGTACGATATGTGGAAAATTAAGATGCACGATAAAAGCGCGGAGGTGCTACGCGAGTGTGTAGACAACATTTTATTTGCTTGCCACGAGGTTACGCTGGCAAAGGATAAACCGACTGACGATAAGGGTAAAGGGTTGCACTCCGGTAAACGCATTATTCACACCACGGCCGGAACCGGGTACGAGGCGAAAAACCGATTTGAACTGGACGATCCGATTGACCTTGAATGGTCGGCGTTAGCGAGCGGTGTACGAGAGTTTTACGGGAAATAAAGTTTCCAACACGCAGCTGAGCGTAGCCGAGCAGAGCCGAGCCTAGCTTAGTCAAGCCTAGCGCAGCTAAGCGGAGCACAGCATAGCTTAGCATAGAATAGAATAATCTTGAATACTTTCTTACCACAGTAGAGCGCAGCACAGCTAAGCTTAGCTTAGCGTAGCGTAGCTCAGCGAAGCCAAGCGAAGCCAAGCACAGCATAGACCGATATTAAACACTTTTTACCATAGCCCAGCAAAACCGAGCCCAGCGAAGCCAAGTACAGCAAAGCCTAGCGAAGCCTAGCATAGCATAGACAAATACTTATGATTACCACACTTGAAGAACTACAATTAAAAATAACTGGCACACTACCATTATTAATGTGTCGGGGGCAATTGGCTGATCCGTTCGATACGTACACTAAAGCCCTTGCAAAGGAAACTTCACTTAAGACCAAAACCGAAGACAACCATCTGGAAATCTCCCGTATAAAATTCTACGGATCATTATATTTCGACGATACTATAGGTCCTTTTCTCCCTCCGGATAATTTCTTTAAAGCGTTGCAACAGGCCGCCGCTAAAAAGAAAAAGGCCCAGATCATTAAAAGTTCCGTATTGGTCAAGGGTATAGTACACGGGCTACAGGACCCAGCCGCCGCAGAGCTTAAGTACTCAGGGCCTAGGACCATTAAGGAACTCTGGAATAATGGTAACTCGCCTTTTGTGCATCGGTGTATGGGTAAACCCCCTGGCCAAGGTAAAGTGCTAGTCACGAGGGCGATTTTCCCTATTGGATGGAGCGCGCAATTTTTTCTTAACTTCGACACCACTTACATAACTAAGGATGAAATTGTAGAGTTCGCCACGTTGGCCGGTAATATCATCGCTATCGGCACATGGCGCCCTAAATTCGGTCAATTCTCCGTGGAGGTAATTAAGTGAGTACACAGGTAGTGACGCGCACAGAACTCGTTACGGAAGCGCTGGAGCACATTACTAAAGGAAAGCTTGTTCCAGGCACATTAATTGAGCTTACTACACTCGAATCTTTACTAGGGGTATCTAGAGACACGCAAGCGTTCGGGTTTATGGTGTCAGAGATCCGCCACTCACTTTTTGAATTAGGTAAATATTTATCCGGTGAAGGACTCGAACAAAAACAAGCGTACGAGATTTTACATGAGCGAGATAACCACTGGATTGCTAGACTGGCTATGGCGAGAATGGATAGAAGCCTATCCGGGATGCAATCTCTTCTATCACACACTGATATCACCTCTTTATCTAAACTAGAACAAGATAGACACGATAATGCGCTGCGCGAAGTTGCTATGAGGATGCGAGTTTTTAAGTCAGCACAAACTAAGCTTATCCAGGATTAATGACTCGCCCCTACAAACAATTATTCCAACGCCGCCGCCCAGTACCAGGCGACACGGTTTACCACAAAAAACACGGCGTAGGCAGAGTACGCGGAAACTGGGGCACGATCGTCACCAACCGTGGCCGCGAATCTGCTTACTGCGAAGATATTATTGACGTCATTTTTACAACCCAGTACGGCGGTAATTACCTGCACTGTTGCCGAAAAGAATACTTAATAATTCTATAAACATAAATGAACACATACAAATATAACGAACCATCGCCACCACCACAATTCGGGCCTATCCCGGAGGGCGACTACAATTTTACTGTTATTGAGGCCGGTGAACCCTACCATTCTGCGGCCGGCAACTTCGTGCTTGCAGTTAAACTTCAAGTTGGCCCTGAGAAAGCTCACGTGTATGATAACCCTTGGGCTGGCGATAACGGTGACAAAATCGCGCAATTCCTGAAAGCGTGCGGGCGGGCACCCGCCATAGGCCAGGAACCAGCGTGGAATAAATTGATCGGTGCCAAAGGCCGGTGCCATATCAAAATTGAAACGGCGCAACAAGGTAAGCTAGCTGGTAAACCGGTCAATAAAGTTAGTTGGTACATATTCGCTACTGACGTACTGCCGAGTAGGCCGAACGCGACGAGTACGAGTGTCCTGCCTAAACTTCTAGTCGATGGGGACCAAACACCAGACGATATTCCGTTTTAAAGTACCTTTATGCCTGATAACACTGTTACTATTTTTCTAGATTCCGACCGGCGCGTATCATCTATAGATATTGATGGGAAACGTTCCACTTTAATTTACTCCATTTCACTCATAGAGGCAGAACGGATGGCTAAACGCCATTGGTGCGACCACGTACTTGCCGTAGTTGCACCTGAGTATACACCATGAATACGCCTGCTTTAGACCAGGATGAACGCCGTGGCCAACCCTCCGCGTCAGCGTTCCCCCGCTACGAGCTCTGTAAAGGTTCATGGCAGCTTGAGCAGGAGGCGCACCGACTAGGGCAAGTGGCACATGTCGGCGGGAAGGATGCTGAGCGCGGGAATAGGATTCACGCGTGGCTGCATAACCCAGCTGATATACAACTCGCCGAGGATGAGCTAGCTGACGCGCATGCGCTTAAGGATAGGGCTGATGAACAGATAGGCAGAATTTTCGGCGACACCCCGGTTCACGAATTACGGGAAAGGCGATTATGGCTAAAACAAACCTAAACGTTTCCTGCCGGTTTGATCGCGTTGTGTATAACGACGACACCGCGATGATAATAAATTATAAAACGGGTTGGCGTGAACCTAATCTGCCGGCGTTTAACGCCCATTGTAAGGTTGAGGCCGTTCTTGTGGCGCTAGCACTCCACCGGGCCGGCATCAAACCTCAACGCTTCATTATTCAGCTCGTTACTATTCCTTTTGGAGTTTTCGAAGCGGAATTTAAATGGAGCGATCTGCGGGACCATTACAACTGGATCATCGAGACGCTGGTGCAATTGGAATACCCGCGCGCTGCGCTCACGCCCCACCCTGACGCGTGTAAACGGTGCCCCGCTACGTTGATATGCCCGGCCATTAGAGACCTCGTAAAACCCGCTACGCGCGGCCGGGCGGCCGAAATTGCGCATGATCCTGATCAGCTCGCTAACCGGTTGGACAACCTTGAGTTGATCCAGGATTACATTGACGAGTTCCGGGCCTACTGTGAAGCCAGAATGAATGGCACCGAGGGCTCCTCCGCGATGACTGGCGAGAAAGAGTTCAAAATTACCGGGTACGCGATGGTGTCAAGCGGCGAGATCCGCGACTGGAAGGATAAGGAAGAAGCTGCGCATCGCTTGTTCATGGAACCAGGGATCACGGATTCAGATTTCGCGAAGTTGAAAAATCACACAGTCGCCGCGTACCAAAAGCTGTACGCTAAAGCGCATGGCAAAAAGCCTGAGGAGGTTAAGGAAGCATTCCATAAACTAATGGACGGATGTATTGAATTCAAAAACAAAAAATCGTCACTAAAACGTGTGTCCGGCCAATCACCAGTAACACAACTCGAATAATCGTACTTATGCTTTTCTGGTCAATATTCTTTTTTATTGTGCTCTGCTACCTGATTATTGCGCTTATTTTTAAAGCTGGTTACGATCTGGTGCGGGGTAGGAATGCTAATCATGCGCGCACACGGCACCCGTACCGTAGCTGGGACCCGAACGAGTACAAATCGCGCCGATGGAAAGCGCTGCGGTACTACGTAATTCAACGAGAAGGTGGCCGATGCCAGATGTGCGGAGGCAAAGCCGAGACGGCACATCACTTATCGTATCGCGATGGCATTATTTGTAAACCTGAGCTGCTTCAGGCCCTCTGCTGGCCATGCCACAATGCGATACATGAAAAAAGTAAATGGAACTAATACCACCGCACATCCTTAAACTAATGGACCCTGACGCCCGGAAACAATTCGGTAAAGCTGGCGTCACTCCGGATGAACGCGCCCAGAAATCTAATCATTGGGCCGAGAAAGAGATGCATAACCAGTATCTAGGGTTCCTGAACCGGGTAGGTCTAAAGCGGTACATTCACGCGCCGATGACAAGCCGATCCCCGTTACCGCCAGGCTGGCCAGATTTTACGGTGTTCGGCCCGATCGAGAAAGTGTTACTATTAGATTTTAAAACTCCGAACGGTGTTATATCAGACGACCAGCAAATCGTCTGGTCAGCACTTGCTGTAATGGGCCACGTTGTCCACGTATTGACATCGTACGAAGAAGCTACCAAACTAACTGAGGAATATTTCGATCTGCTATGACAACGAACGACATTATCCGTAAACTAGGGTATGAAATAAGTGCCCATTGCAAGGTATGTGAAATGATTCGGCCACTCAGCTACGAAGATTTAGAAATCGGCCTAGTGTGCGAATCATGTGTAGAGCACATTCGCCAGGTTGACATCATGCTTAACTACGAACTAATAATTGGGTGGTCTCGTCCGGTACATCCATACATATGAACAACAACGAACATAATCACATTACTCCAATGCCGTCAGCACCCGTAACCGCGCTCGGTAAACTGCTTTTCGAAATTGATCTAGACACCGAAGCGTTCAAGATCATGTTCGAACACCCGTCCACGATGCAATTGATACCAATCCAGCTGATTCAAAACATTTTACCGATGTACGGAATTAAGCTGCTGGTCGAGGAGTACCGGCGCCAATCAAAAAAAGTTATTGTAGTGTAAAATACCGTTTGACACAACGTTTCTCACGGAATACTTTACTACATGAATAAAGGCAAGTCTCCGAGAGTCAAAGTAGTCTGTATGGAATGCGATAAAAGGTGGAGCGTTAACCCGAACGCTACCGACCCACGATGTTCTAAATGCGGCAGTGTTGATTTCGAAGTTGTTTAATGGACTGGAGGTTACTTATGGACAAGCTCGCTAAAATGATTTTACGCCGGCTCTGGCTCCGGCAACGCCGAACGGCACTAAGGTTTGTATGACGTACAATCAACGATGTAACCGGTTAGAGGATATGTATGAACGAAAATTCAAGAGAATCACCAAAGAATCATTGGATGAGTCCTGGGTCAAGCTCGACAACCATAAGTGGTTAATGCCGTGCCCCAGCTGCTATACCCAAGTTGAGGTGAATCTTGATATCCCTGAATATGTCAAATGCCCTAACTGCCGCTACGTGGTCCGAACCAATGATTGAATGAGAACCGCGTTTTACCTCGTAATCTCGTTTCTCGTCCTTTGGATACTAATGGTAGGCTTCGCCTACTGTAGCCTGCATTAGACTGCAACCTTCACGGTTGCAGTTTTCTGGTCAACGATCGATATCCGCTCAGTTTTCTGGTCAACGATCGATATCTGCTCAGTTTTCTGGTCAACGATCGACGCCAGCGCGGTGTACCCTTGAGTTGTGCTCATCAGCCGCATACCGGCCCGTGGCCCTTGTGGCGACAAGCTAATGAGGGCGCCTGAATTAACCGCGTGCCCTTGCAAAATCCCGGCGAGTCGCTTCGTTACACTCAGTAACCCGGACCCGACCATTCGCCCGGTTGCGGTACCGACCAACCGCTTACTTACAACAATCACCCCGGTATCGATTGACCGCGGTTGACACGTACCACCGATTAGTTTCGTGGCCAGGAGCGCCCCGCCATTGATGGCCCGCGCGCTGCAAGATCCGCTCAACAATCGCCCGGACCCTAGGGCACCGGTATTCACCCCGCGCGCCGTCAAACTCCCGGCCAATAGCCGCCCAGAGTTCAACGCGCCAACGTTTACGCCTTTGGGCGTACATGACCCGGCCAACAACTTGGACGCCTTTAGAACGCCGCTATCAACTGCCTTAGGCGTGCATACGCCGGCCAGATGGATTGCACCACCACTCACCGTAAGCACGCCCGTATTGACCGCCCGCGCCGTGCACGTTCCAGCGATCGGTTTAGTTGCGGCGAGCGTACCAGAATTAACGCCCTTGGCTGTTACGACTGCTGCGAGTGGCTTAGTTGCGGCGAGGATTCCTGAATTCGCCGCCCGAGGCGTACAAGTACCGGCCAGAACCCTAACGCTTTGCAGGGTGCCGCTATTCACCCCTTTCGGCGTACACGTTCCAGTAACACGTTTAGTAGCCGCTAATGCACCGGAATTAACAGCTTTCGGTGTACATGTACCGACTAATATATTAACAACAACTAACGCACCGCTATTAACTCCTTTCGGTTGGCACGTACCAAGCAGTAATTTACTTGCTGCTAATATCCCTGTATTTACGGCTTTCGGCGTGCTAGTCCCGACGATTAACTTAGTGGCTTTTAATACCCCGGAGTTAACCGCCTTAGCTTGGCAAGTTCCGCTAAGCGCTAACCCGTTAAGCGCTCCTGAGTTTACCGCTTTAGGTGCGCACGTGCCGGCCAGCAGCTTTGACGCTTGAAGTATGCCGCTATTCGACGCTTTCGGTTGGCACGTTCCGGATAGCGGCTTGGTTGCCGCCAGTACACCGGTATTAACTCCAGTAGGTGTACATGTACCGACAAGTAATTTGGAAGCTTTAAAAACCCCTGAATTTACGCCTTTCGGTATACACGTTGCTGACAGTAGCTTAGTTGCTGCCAGAACACCGGTATTTACGCCTTTCGGTGCACACGACCCGGCTAACGGCTTAGTTGCAGCCAAGACACCGGTATTTACGCCTTTCGGCTGACACGTACCGGCTAACGCGATAGAGCCACCGCCACCAGCGTCATTCCACGTGCGAACGGCATCGTTCCACGTGGTTACCGAGTCATTCCAGGTACCCGCCATTTATGCTATAAATGAGGCGCTTTTATTATCGAGCTCGATTCAACCGCGCTTAAGAACTCTTTCAGCATTGCGATCATTTCCGGCCTTGGCGCGCTCGACACGTAGTTGCACCGTTCAATATGGCCGCTGGGCCAAACCAGGACGGCATACATACCGAACCGGGGAAGACGTTTCTCTACATCTTTCCCGATAGCGGTCAACATCACCCGAGTTTTCTCGATAGCTTCTTCTTCAACTGATGCCATTTAAATTCCTCCGACTACTGCGGCACCAATTGCGATCGAGTACGGGTTACCGTTGGCAACCGTTTGCGAGGTTGTAAGATCAGCCCATAAAAACAGATTACCAGAAGTTGACGCATCAAAGATACCCCATTGCGTTAAACTAACCCCGGCCCCGCTAGACGCTGTGCCCCAATTTATGATTGCTGAGTTACTAGTACTCCCAGCCGACAACGCCGCCCACGTACCGGTAGCAACAGTTAACGCCTGGCGCGCGTACCCGCCAATGTTACCAGACGTGGTTTCACCGGTTTGCGCGGTATCGCTAAACCCACCTGTACCAAGCCCCATGTAAAACGTGCCTGGAAACGTACCTGCTGTACCGCGAAGCAATTTTTCCAGTAACAGGTTCCAACAAAACTGAGTCATGCCACTAGCCATTTTTTATCTTTCTCTCTTTCACTTTTCTTTTATTTTTATCGCCCATAAATTCTTGGGTTAGCAGCTACAGTAGGAGCACCGGTCAACGTCCATCCTGTAGACGACACCGCGTCAGGCTCAGGCGAACTGCCACCGGTTAACCGCGCGTAACCGATTAATCCTTGTGGCCGAACAATTCTCGGGCTTGCTCCCGCTACAAGCGAGGCCACATCGGTAGCGCTAAGCGCTACGTTCCAGAATGCTGGGAACGCCATTTGCGCGTTAGCACTAGGGGTTTGTATCGCCCCATTATAAAAACATGCAGCAATCGCAGTTCTATTTAAATCTGCGGCCGTAGGAGTACATGACACAACACTTGAAACGGCTGTATTATTAACGTACATGGTTCGGCTTGTGGCTGAAGCGAACACAGCGCAAATATAGTACCAAGTACCGTTAACTAACGTTACGGCCGGTTGCGCGGTAGCGTCATCTACAGCCCCGATAATCTCCGCAACCATCTGTCCATTATTCTGATACCATATCTGGTACAACGACGTTTTACTTGCTGTTGCACTTCCTATACCCATAACAGCCCACCCAGTACTGGTCGTTGGGTTGAACCACGAACCCATTGATATCGGCATCACAGTCGCGATAGCAACCGATTTACTTAAGTACTGAGTAGAGCCGCTAAACGACCGAGCCATTTAATTGCTTGTCGCTGCAAAACTAGACCATCCGAATAAGTTTTGGTAATCTATAGGATGATTGCCACTAATCCAATAGAACCCAATTCCTGGGTTACCGTTTGTGTACGTGCCGTCTGTTACCTGCATTTTTTGCACACCGTTAATGTACACCGTGATAACATTTCCTTTTATAGATGCCGTTAGCGTACCGTTGTTAATAGGCGATACACCGTGTACGGTACCCATAGGCGTAAAATTATTTACCGCACCGTTCCAACGCGCAATTGACAAATAGTCATTATCCGGTGCCGCGTTCCACATGATCTCATACCCCGTGCAGTTATGCGCTGATATCGCGCTTCTGAGCCGGATCTCGCATTCGGCCGAGGCGTTATCGCGCGGAACACTTGTCACCATGACAGCTGTCACTGTCTGATCTGGACCCCATGTACCGGTAAGGATCGCGGTTGAATCGTTGTAGTTATTTCTATGAGCCTGGTTGCCGCGTGCCAGGTTCGGCACGGTAGATACGTTGGACCAGTCTAGACCTACTGCCGCACCGTTCTGCCAAATCCCGCCCTCCGATATCGGGTTCTCAGTTAACGGGAAACTAGTCGAATAATTGCGATTCACCGTAGGCGTCGGACTCGGCGTAGGTGCAGGGGTTGGCGTCGGGCTCGGAGTTCCAGATATTATTCTCAAATTTACCGGAGCGGCAGGCGTAGGGACCGGGGTAGGGGTAGGCACCGGGGTAGCGCTTGGCGTAGGCGTGGGAAGCGGAAACGTAAAAGTAACCGGAGAACTGGCTACGCTCGATACACCCGCTGAATTCACCGCCTTTGCCGAAACCGTGTAAGTCCCGACCGGGGTTGATGCGAGATCATAATTTAACTGGGTTGATCCGTCTGAATTATTCGTTGCCGGCACGGACATTGCCGATGCGCTGAATCCAGAAAGCGAATACGACGTAGGCCGAATATTCGCAGGAGCGGTTGGAGACACCGGATCGCACACTAACAATGGTGACCCTAATAAAGGACCAGCTATCAACATTAATATAAGTATTGGTATTTTCATAAATAACTTTTTATTTAAGCAGCATTCTCGACTGAAACTGTAAATAATTGAGCATCGCCAACCATCGTATCAGCTGCGTCAGCGCCTAATCGTTGAACCTGAAGCCGGAACGGATCACCGGCTACTGAGCTTACCATATTGGCATACGGTATCGTAATAGCGGTCTCAGAAAATAATTCGACAGTACCGCCTACTGTAGTTGTGCCGGTTACTTGGGTACCAAAATGGTCACTGGCTACGGTAAGCACACCTAACCTTTCATAAGCTACCCCCCATTTCACGGCATTAGTAATCGCGGTAGCGCTCGCCCATTTAAGCCTGACAATAATACCGCTTGCGAACACTTCGCCCCAAGGAACCATGCCAATAAATGTACTTGTCCACGTGGCAGCATCATTGAAAGCCAGAAACGGAATAGCGTTCACTGTGCCAAAAGTCGCATACAAGGTTGCGGGCGGGTTGCCCTCTAACCCAGCAACCCATTGCTTCCAAGGGCGCCGCCGTATCCGGTACTCATGACTGGTTGTGACCGTTGAGTTTGTCACCCCAACAGCAGCTTCTAGCGCAAGCTCAACAGTAATAATATTGTTCGTTATCCCGATTTGATCACCTTGATTCGTTCCAACGGCGTTCAACGGAGTTGTACCAGCAACGATCCCACTTGTAGGCCCTACAGTCGCCGCTGTATCAAGCGTAGTTGGATAAACCGGGGTACCTAAAGGCATAATTTATTTCCTCGTTATGTTCGCCCTAATCTCAACCGTTGTAAGATTAGCTATCGTAAACGATTTACCACTACCGTCTGTTATAAGAACATCACTTAATAAATCTACCGTATCTGCTAATCCTTGAGTATCACTCAATCCTAGCACGGTCTGAAACGTGCCTGTCGCAGCGTTCGTAATAGTAATTCCTGAGTACGGACTAGTTGTACCTTTAATAATGGACGCAGCCGAGTTCGGTAACGATTGGTCCGTTTTGAAACATTGCAATATCTGGCACCCAGTAAGGTTTACAATAGTCCCGTCGGAATGAAACGCCTGATGAACTATAGTTACATCGTTGTCTCGGTAAATTGTCAGTTTCATGATAGTTGTAACGTCCCACCGTTTACCGTAATCGCCGTACATATACCCGATAAATTCACAGGATCTTGCGGCGCTATTCCTTTATATACCCACACTACTGGGCTAGCTCTAATATCAGCTGTTGCAAATAGGGTTCCGTCATCGCATAACGCAGCGACAGCAGCCACGCCACCTCCAGGAACGGCTACTAATTCCACAAACTCGCGGTCAACACGTTCCGTTGCTGATCCTAATACCTTCCGTAACTGGTGACCAATAACCGGATCAATTAACCCCTTATTAATTGCAGCCAATAGTATCCCAGCAATCGAGTTAGCGTGATTTATGCCTATTGATACAACTGTAGCCATTTAATTCATTACAAGTTGCACTTGACTATTTACGGAGCTACCATGCGCAATCACCGTTGCTGAATTCAATAGACTAACCCCTGTGGTGTTCCATGTTATAAGTGTCGTACTGTTTTTTACCACTACTGGAATATTAGCACCTGACGGCGTAGATGCCTGTACTTTAGTTAACACTGTTACTCCGCTCGTATTTGAAAATGCTATATTAAGTGGAGTACCTATCCTATAATTCGTTAAGAACATAGTCATTCCACCAGTGTTGGTGTTATTTAAGTTTATAGTAATCCGATCAGCTCCATTGCAATTTACTGTAGGACTAGCAGATATGGACCCTAATGCTGCCTGTAAAGCTCTTGAGGCTGATAAGAATCTAGCATCATTAATGTTAATAGCAGTAATCGTTACTGCGGTGCTCGCAATTAATATGAACGCTAACGGCAATTGCCAAAGGTTATCTGGTAATGTCCTAACAGGAGTCACGCTTGTCGGGCCGTAAACAACCCCCGCGGTACCAGTCTGTAAATCCCAGTAGATGCACGCGTAATAGCTATTTGCACCAGGGGCAACCACCGGCACAGTTACGGGTGTTCCACCCGATTGAAAAAAGTAAGGATCAGTAGCGCCTATATGCGGAATATTAAACCCTGAATCTACGCGCACGGACATTGCGGCCGGTGAACTCGGGACCACGGCCAAACATCCGCTTGTTTGCCCGGCTATCGCTAAACACGCGTCTATTGAATTTGTGTACGACGTTCCATCACCGTAATTAGGTCGCCCTAACGGATTATACGGTACAAGTGACTGCGCTACTCCTGGCATATATGTTTAACTTTTCAAGCTCCTATTGAGTTCCAATTTATGTTACCGGCTATGGCTGACCCGGCGTTAAATATCTGTACTGTGAACGTTGCTAACGTGTAACTCGTGACGACAGCGTACGCGGATGTTCCCGATACGGCTGTAACAGTTACAGAAACTTTCTGTCTGTATGGCACCGGATAATGGATAGTTGCTCCCCCGGCAGGAATAGCTATAAAGAAATCACCTTGCGAAAGCTGATTGGCATCTAACAATATCCATAATGACGATACCGATATCGGCCATAGCCCGGAAGTAGGATTCCACGATATGCGCGGTTTAATGTACCTATCCGACACGAACGTTGACGCTACCTCGTCCCATACACTGGTAAACACAATATTGTCTTGACTAGTCTTTATTTGCGCAAAAATCGATGTCCAATATTTTGATGACCCGGCCACAATCTCTCCAGACATAGCGTTAACAAACCCTACGTTTTGCACACTGGGCGCGTACACAGATATCAATTCGCCGCTTAACGTTTTAACGAACCCAACCGGACTAGTGTTATCTAGCACTATCCGCAGCCTGACGTAGCGCGACGTAAAATTCGTTGACGACGCTCCCGTACCACTAACTAACGTTGTCCAGGTAGAATTATCGTTTGACCAACTTATCGATAACGTCTCAGATATTGCGCCGTTAGCGTACCCTGGAGCATACGTCGCGTTAATGGTCGAACTCCACGGAAACTGATTCGTTAAATCTTTAACGTAATCAATCGTGGTTGACGTTTGCACATCAAAAACGAACTGATCAAATATCTCAAACCCTGTACCGCCCCCGGTGTAACTAGCATTATGGATCGTTGTCGGCATCACGCAGTACGCCGTCGGGTGCACAACGCCGTTAGTTATTATCGTATTATCCCACGATGGCGGTAGCGTAACGACTAGATCTAATGGTGGTAAATTATTTAGTACAAGCTTGAATTGTGCGTACCTAGCAACGTAATTAGTGTATAACGCGTTAGGGCCACTAATTAATTGCGTCCACGTCACAAGGTCGCTTGACCAGCTTATTGATAATTTAGCGGCAACAACAGCGTTAGAGTACCCAGGCTTATAATTAGCGTCTAATGTAGCATACCACGGATACGGTGCGTTAACATCCTGGATATAACTTATAGTTGTTTTGGCTTGAACATCGAAAATGAATTGATCAAATAACTCGAACCCGGTACCACCTGGCGGAACGTAACTCGCGTTATGTATAGTGGTAGGAATAATGCAATACGCAGTTGGGTGCAATACCCCGTTTGCTATTGTCGCGTTCTCCCATAACGGGTTAAACACAATTATGAAATCTTCACCAGTAACCGGCTGATTCTCTAACCCGATTAAATATTCCGTCACTACCTCGCTTGAGCGCACTGAGGTACCTGACCCTAAAGAATCTAATACCGGTAATTCAACCGTGCACGTTGACGGCCATCCGTTCACGAAATTATCGAATAACTCAAACCCGGTCCCACCTGGAGGCACGTAGTTTGCCGCTTGTGTATCCTGCGGCAGTAACGCGTACGCTGTAGGATGCACGAGACAGTTTGTGAATATTGTTCCGTTCCCGGTATCCCAATCAGGCGTACTCGCCACCCCGATATCAAGCGCGTGATTAACCGGCCCGTAATTTTTCTCCGCTAAAATGTACGTGTACGCCGGGATATTCAGATCGTACGATACCGGAGCCGAGTACGTCCCGAACATGTCCATTGATGCCACATAGAACGTCCACACGTTCGGCGGGATATTCGTTAACTGCACAGACCCTGCACTTGGCACCTTTGTCGCTGCAATCTTAGCCTTGAACCATGTGCCTCCGATCGCCCCGTACCGTATCTCGTACCCGACAGCTAACCCGGACGTATCATCTTTCCAACTGAATAGCACAGCATTCCCGTTAGTACCAACAATTAAGTTTGTTGGACCATTAAGACCGCCCCCGCCGCTATCGCCCTTGAACGTGTACGCAAAGATGGATGATAAACTTAAATCAAACGTGTTAGTTTGATTAAAGCCCTGCATTTTAAAATACCAGGTATCACCAATCTTCCACGATGGATGGCTTAGCACACCCATTCTCGACCGGGCAACAAACCACGCATTATCCAGCGCATTATGAAACACTGGCTGCACTGTGCCGTAACACGCGCGCCTTGTGTAAATCCTGAACTGGTTATTACCAAGAGGTATAACCTGCCCCATTGACATTATCTCTTTATTAAGAAATATTAACCACTCAAAATTATCGCGCTCAAGATCACTCTTAGAGATTAGCTCAACTAAATCTATGTCACCGGTAATTATCCATAACCCCTCGAACGTATCCACAACCGGAGTTTGTCCGTAATGCTGCTGTAACCTGCCCCATATAGCAAACCCCGATTGCACATTTATATGATCGTACACCTGGGAACCGATCGGATCTCTAGTAAACCACGGGGTGAACCCTAGCATTAATGAATCATTACGCGCGGCCAATATCGCTATAACTATACCGGTAGTGCTTTTACCTAGCCCGGCTGGCAACTCTACAATACGCGCATTAGTAATATCTAGAGCTAAAATATCCGGACGGCTAGGGTACGTTGGCGCGTCTAACGAATACGCATACGTCCATGTGCCGCGCTCCTGCTCAACGTCAAGATCACATATCCATTTTGTTGCCTCAGATAACGTTTTAGCTTTTAGCCGAAACAACCCCTGCATATTATAGGTCGTAGCCGCTATTTGAATTATGTCACCAGGGTTAGCGCCTGACACTAATTCTTTAGAAACACTTACCTTGCCAGATATTATAGGATTTGCGTACAGCGTACCCATAAAATACGCATGATAAAATGCTAGACCTGGGTGCGCTATCCAAGGCCGATCATACGTAACGAACCTAACAAACCCTTGAATCAACTGGTTACCAAAATCGTTAAAGATCGCTGCGTCATCCTTGAAATAATTGTATTGATTAACGAACTTAACTATTGCTTGATTGATCGTATCCTCAAGCATTTTAGTAGATATCTTAGGCTCGATTAAAAAATCTGTGTCATTAAGAAACACTACCGGCTGCACATCTACATGCCTAAATCTACCGATCTGGATCAATCCATTTGGAGCACGGCGTAGCCAGCCATCAAAATAATCAAGCGCTTTTTGAATTAAGCTTTTGAATGTTTCAGCGGTATCGACCTTAGGATTGATCCAAATACCTGTCACCGCACAATCGTAAATAGCAGCTATCCAATTGACTGTATCCGTGGCATCAGCTAAGCCAGCGCCAAGTACAGGATGAAACATCCATTCGTATATGCACCCGAACGGGCTAACTCCGAAATCTGATTTAAACAACGCGTTAACACCGTCCGGTAATACTGACGTGAATACCGGAGGCGTCAACGGGCGCCGTTCAAGTACCACTTCGACATTCGGTACCTGGGTTGTATCTTGAGCACCGTACAATAATTGCAGTAGCTCTATACGACACCGCCACGTATAGCCAGGATGATACTCGCCCTCGGTATCAAACCAGGATGGCACCGGATCGCTTCCGGTACCCCAATATATCCTAACTTGCCCATCATCTGATGGGAGCCCTATTTGCGCAAAATCCGGGCTATTGCTTCTAAAAATTGACCCTTGCCATACAATAGAATTATTTATGACAATTTCTTTTATTACGTCAACAGGCCCAATGCACAGTATACCAATCAAATTAGAATAATACTTATGGCCAACTGTCGAGGTGGTTGATCCCCCACCTTTCCCGCCACTACCATGTCTCTCAGTAATTGATACAACTCTAGTGCCGTACGGTCGGCTAACCCACATCGCAGGAAGCTTGACACGGCCAGATACATACGGAATCTGGATAACTTCCTGATTCGTATTCGTCTGACTAATCTTAACGCCGTACGGATCCCGCTGTTTCGCAGGCTGACTAATAGTTGAACTTGCGGACGCGCTTAACGACATAATAATAATGGTCGGAACGCTGCCTGATAATGTTTACGGAAATATGGGCCGGTCATATCGAACCTAGTCACGCCATATGGATAGACAGCCTGCATAGTGTACACACTGCTGATCGCTATTCCGCAATGATGCACACATAACCCATGCCGGTAACAGATCACGTCGCCAATCTCTATCCCTCGTTGACCAACGTTTTCATCGAATACCATTAGTTCAGAAACGTCTTTAGCTAGATCTGTGCGTTTTCGTAACCATTCTAGTATCAACGATTTCTCATTATGACACGCGTGTCTCGGATCAATGAACGGTAACGGCTCAAGATTAACCATACCCATTGCTGCAAATATCGACATTACTAACCCGGCGCAATCCACCCCGCCGGTCACACCTTTGACGCAAGCTCCTACATGAAACGGGGTACCCTCCCACGATAGTGCCTCAGCCACGATAGCTGATTGCCGTTGGTCAATTGTCATTTGCCACCACCGCCGCCTTTCCCGCCACCGCCTGTACCCTGTTTTGTCGTTACGCCTATTACGTTCGGAGGATCAATCGGGATAAATGGTTCACCGCCAAAATTCTGCCGGTTGCCAAATACGTTCTGGCAATCTTCAATGTACCGTTTGCTGCATCCAAAGTAATAATATACTAGGTCACCAGGCACGACATAAAGAAACGGGCGTCCAGTCTGAATAAGCACCGGTACACCGATATTGCCTGGGAACGGGTCAGACCATGTAATCGATCTAACCTCATACAAATCCGTTTTACCAGGCGTTTCCATGTACCCGTACGCAAACCTATTTACCGGATATGTGTTACCGTGGGTTACGTACACGGCAGTACCGATAATAGAGCTCACGTTAGACGCCACCCTGAAAAACGCTGGATTTAATGTGCACCCAGGCCCGTACAAATCCCATACACATTGGCGCTGAAACACCATCCTAGATTTTTGCTCTAACACCGAATCAAGCGCACGAAACGTAACTGTAAACTTATTACCTTCAGGATCAGATTGTACAGCTGTACCCCAAAATATTTTCGTAGTAGCCGATAAATTACTTCTTTGCGTTTCGATTATCTCGCATATTAATTTACCGTTAAGCCCATACGCACCGTGCTTAGTTATTAATGATAACGGGTTACCGATAAAATCATACGATTCAATTTGCGCCTCGTCCGAGGTCGGATCTAAAGACAATTTAACGCTATTATGACTAAATGGTCCTGGCAAATACGTACCATCACCAGGAACAACCGCCGCGCCCTCGTCACTTGTAAACCTGTACTGTTGCGGATTAGGCACCTTATGCGTAAATTTATACAGATAAATCGGGCTAAGCCGCGTAGCAGCAATCGAGTACTCCTCGGTAACCTCGATCATTTTTATTTTAACACTAGCAACCTGACCTGAATCATAATCCCATTGCAACGAACTATCTACCATCGTCACTAGCACTAAATCACTTATCTGAGTTAACCCAATGGACCATTGACCTATAACATTAGTTTCGCATGTAAGTGTGCCGCCAGCCACTACCGTTACGTGCGCTGGCTGTATCCTCGTTGAATCCGATAACACAATGAACCCTTTACCTGGAGTTGTGTTAAAAGCCGGATCTGAGTACGTTACGTTTGCGACTATTATCTGGTTAGTAGGCGCAATGATACTAGCCGCTAATCTTAGGTCCCCGCGCCAGGTCGGCATGAAAAACGGCTCAGTTGACCCGAGTAACGAAAACATGTATTCAATACGCCCGATCATTGTTCGGTCAGTGCACACGAATGTGTACTCGAACGAGCGTCGAACAGCCTGCGGATATACCGTGTGCTGCATACGGCGATAAAACCCTATCGGATCATTAGAGATATCGACCTCAGTCGAATCTGTTTGGCTCTCAAACGACGGCCTAATGTACCATAATGGCGAGGCCGTAAACTGACTAATTGTCGGACCAACTGTAACCGTGTCAGACACAATTGGACTTAATTTATATAACGTGTCACAATCCTCAACGAATGTTACCTGCGCTTCAGACACAATATCCGACGCATCTGTGAGCACCGGACGCGGCTCAAACCGACCAGCTAACAATGGACAAATAATACAATCACTAGCTAACCACGGGTTAAGCGGCCCGACAGCTACAGTAATATTGGTCGGGTTAACAGCAGTCACCTGAACTATTTCATATCGGCGCAACGAATCTAATATAACAAAATAATTAGAAAACCGAACAGGCGGAAGATTAATATAGATCGTTGTTAACCCAGGTGTAATATCGGATGTTATGCCTGTCTCATCTACCCACACAGGCATAAATACTAATTCATTCTTTAATCGACCGAGACCTTCCCTAACCTCAGACGCTTCAGTATCGTTACCGATAAATGACGTAAACTCGAATTTCCAACGCATTGCATCATTGAAACGTACACGAGTTTGGTTGGCTCGTATCGTGGTGTTCTTAGCTGTTATATGTGACGATGTTAATTTCGGTTTAACATTAAAATTTGCCGGAAATAACCAGATAGCGCACGACAACGAATTGAACGTAAGAAATTTCATCCTAAATTTGACGGTATCCCTATTTCGTTCGCTGCGTTCCGAACATGATCCACGACAATCTTGCGGCCATCTGTGCTCCTAAGCCATTTAGCCAAGGCTTGACGATCATCGAAAAACGCGAAATTTAACTTAGGCTGGGTTGACGTAGGACTCGCAGAGCTAGCAGGACTACCGCCAACCACGCCCCCAGTAGCGAAGCTCGGCGCAAAACTCATGGAGTTCATGGCGTGAATCATGTCCGGCCCGTAATGCGACACCGCGCGCGCCGTCACAATCCCTTCCCCGCTTGCTACCATCGCCAAACGATTATCGGTCCCACTCGGTGCCCCTGGAACGATACCGCCCTCGGCAAATGCCAAGCACGCCGCAAACGCCGCTGCGGCAGCAATCGGGGCGATTATCCAACCGAACCACGGAATCTCTGACGCTGACGCGTACACCCCACGCGCAGCGGCCGCAGCGTCCTTAAATTTCGTGCTTTCATGAGCCGAATTCTGTATTGCGGCTCCAATAAGAGCTTGAAGCGCTACCTTAATTAGCATGTTTAGGATAGATTCGCCGGCCTGCACAAACGATTGTTCCCAGTTCTTCGTGCCACTGATTAACCCGCTTAACGCGTTAGTCATGCCGTCAATACCCGTGTTTGTGATGCTCTGAAATGTCGCAACCGCTTTGTCGCCGGTAAACGATAGTTGCTCACCGAATTTCTGTAACCCGCTTGTCCATTGACCGATCCAGGTATCTTTCTGGTTCGCAATTTGTGTCTTAGCTTTAAGAATCTCAAGCTTGTCGATCGCCGCTTGCAGCTTATTTACCTGGGTTTGTTCTTTATCGTTAAGCACGCCCTGAGCGGTCCCGACCGCCTCGACCTTGGCCTTCATTTCTACAAGCTTGGCCTCTTCCTTATCGATCGTTGCGATGAATTCCTGGCCAGCCTTAAGGTTCGTTGCCTGCATTTCGCCCAACGTTTGTTTCCCGAGTTGATGCGCCGCGTTGCTCTTCTCAATCAACGCATGGTACGCTTGCTCTTTCTCGTTAATCTCAGACTGGATCTTGGAGATCTCCTGCTGGTCTTGCGTGTCCACGCTCGGGCCGCCACCACCTCCGCCACCGCCGCCACGGCGTCCACGACCGCCACCGCCGCCACTGATCGGCTTCCCGATTACCAACTGGCGGTCAAGCTCAACTTGCGGGCTCAGGCTCGCCCCACTGCGATCAATTGCCGCGCTTTTTGTGTAATCACCGTACCCGAAACTCGCTTCATACGCCGCGTTGATCCGGTCCTGTAACCCTTGCGGGCCACCCACCGAACCGCCCCCGCCAGCGCCCCCGAATAAAAACCTGAAATTTTCTAACCCGCTCAAGATCGCTATCAAATTAGCTACCTGCCCGGCAGCGATAACCGCCGCCTGCCCAAGTTGCGCGATACTCTTTGCCACCTCACTAAACCCGGCAACCAGCGCCGGATCATTGAGCGCATCAGCTAACGCTTTCGCGGCATCAGTGGCCGGTTTTAAGAACGGTTTAGCGGCTTCAATCGCCAAGTTTTCGAGCGCCGTCTTTATCCGCTCCATCTGGCCGTCCAGGCTCGAGTTGCGCAGCTCGTCCCCGGCTTGCGCAAACTTCTGTAACCCTTGGGATACAGTGTCATAAAGCTCCCCAGTCTGGCGCAAACTTTCGACCTCCTTTTTATTTAGATCTAACTTTTGCGCTAAAATGTTCGTGGCCCGAACGTTCCCTTCAAAGATCTGGTTTAACTCCTGAACAAGTTGCTGATTCGTTATCCCGAGCGCGCGTTGCGCTTGCTCCAGTTGTGTTACCAGATTTATCTGATTACGAAAACTTACCCCGGCATTACTTAATACAGCGCTCGTCGCGCTAAAACTCTTAGCCAGATTAACTTGGCTTATCTGGTGCTCATTAGCTTTTTGCGTGATTAACGCCATTGCCGCATCAGCAACCTTTAGCGATGCATCAAAGTTCTTTATCGCCGGATCAAATTGTTGAAACGTGCCAGCAAGTTGTATCTTAACTTTCTCAAGCTCGCCATTGAGCTTTACCCCTTCCTCAATAAACTTTGTGGTCGCCACCGTTGCCGCAGCCAGCGCCGCAGCAAACCCGAGCGCTGCACCGATCCCGGCCCCGATCAAAACCGTGTTCAGGATGCCGATCTCGCTGCCGAGCCCGATAAAATCCTGGCCCAAATATTGAAGCTCGCGCCCAACCCCTTGCGCACCTGGAATAAAATCAGCCACGTCACGCGCTACAAACCCTATACTCCGCGATAACTTTTCAGCGCTAACAGCGTTCTCCTCAGCCCTGAGAGAAAACTCACGCATTGCCGCACTCGCCGGCGCGAAATCCGAAGCTGTCTTACCTACCGTCGAGCGCACCCCGGTAATCGCGTCGAGTAACCGTTGTTGACCAACGGTAAACGCTGCCTGTTCAGCGTTCCACGCTTTTGACGCCTCAGACGCGCCAACGCTCGCAACCTTGCTCGCGTCGATCTCTTTATTAAGCGCAGCCAACTGTGCCTGCACCGCGGCAAGCTCAGCCTTTTCGCTCTGAACCTTAAGCAGGATCTCAACTACACTCTGAGTTTCAGCCACGGTAAATTCCTAAAAATTGGCGCACCAACTGGTTATACACCCGTTGGCCATCCGTTCCGCAGAACGCCGGCGCTACCCCGGCCGCAACCGTGTACAACCCTTGCAGATGTTCAAGCGCTGACAATTGCATAGCTACCTGGTGCGTTCTGATAATGCGCGCAACCGGCCACATGATTACTTCGTGCGGAGGTTGCCCGGTAAGGATTCCAACTTCGAAGACGACCCGTCCAAAAGTGAGGTTAACGCCCTGCGTTTCTCGGTTTGCGCGGAAAGCACTTTGATCATTCGCTCCAGGATCTTCCCGTCGCGTTCCGCAAACCGGGCTAAGATAGGGTCGTTAATTTCAACCCCGATATCTAGAATACGTTCAACTTCTTCGTACGGTATTGTGCCAGCCCATTTCTCCGGTTGCCCACAAAAAAGCTCAACCGTTTTTCCCTGATCGCCGTAGCACATAGCGTAGGCTTGCAGTTCATAGACGTTGAGCTTTTTAACGCGCACCTCTTCGGTGCCGCCGTCAATGATTTGCACATTAACGGCGCGATATCCTTGGATATTTTCTATCTCAGTTTTTCCATCAACCACTGTTTCGGCCTAGCTATCGGGTGGCCGATAATCACCCTTTTATTGTTAAACCTCAACCTTATACAGGTTACCAGCACCGACAAGCGACAACGTAAACTCGCAGTTCGCAAACGCTTCCGCCTTATAATCCGGATACTTCGACGGTGACAAGAAACAGTTCCCGGTCAGCCTATGATTGAACAACGTAGAAAACGCATCCGTAAACGTAATCTCGCAATACCCGGACACATTCATGTTATTAAACGTGTCAGTTTTCCAAATACGAGGGAACACCGTTGCAGTCATAGCTGGTAACGAATACGTAATAACAATCGATTGTGTGCCATCAACGAACGTTGATCCGGACCGGAACCTAATAGCGCTAGCTTTAGTACCTCCACCGACTAAGTCATAATCAACACCGATTACAAGATTAGTCACACCCTGCTTAACGGAAATAATTGTCGGATTTTCGCCCGGTATCCTGAACACGTCAAATGGCGAAACGTTCGCACACGTTAATGTCGATGACGCGCTTAACGTTTGTAACAATGACGCCTTGGTTGTATACCCATAAAGCAACGCGAGATTCGATACCGGAAACTCGTCAGCCTGAATCGTGAACACCGGTGCAACCGTTGTCACAACCTTTTTAGCAAGTTGCAGGAAACCGTTTACACTAAAAAATGCATCGATGCTTTTTACACCAGATACCGCTGTTACATTTGTCAGGTTCCCGAAATCGATAAACCGATCCGATACACCAGCCTTCTGAAACAAGATAAGCGCACTGGCATTAATGATATTATTAGCATCAGAAAAGTTTTGGCTCATATAGTTTGTATAGTTAAATTAGCCTGGAACATAAGTAAGTATGTCAATGCTTGTCGTTGGTCAGAGTGCGCACGCAGGGTTACACCTAATAGTTGCATAATCTGTTGTCGAAAATGGATACCGGCAATCACGTTATGCGATTTGAAATGTAGCAACTCAATTATTCTTGACACTATAGTTGCAGCAGATATCTGGGTACCAGTACTAGCCTGATTAATCGCATAAAATTCAGATACCTGAATCTGGATTCTTACGTTAGAATATAACGGCGCGCCCTTGTCAGTTCCCTGTTTCGGGTCCATTAACCGTAAATCTGGCGTTAATATTACCACAACAATACCCATCTCGCCAATTGCTCGCTGCGTATAACTAACAATGTCCCCGATCTGTTCCGTTACAACTGGAACCGGCTTACCGTTAAATGACCGTGCCCCGTTAAATATCGGATCAATGGTCAACATACCGGACAACGCCGATTGCAACTGCGCTAATGTACTCGTAACGCTCAATGCCAAAACCCGTAATCAGGTACATTAATATTAGGAACTTTCGATCGATCAGATAAGAAATCGTCTCGACTAGCAAACCGTAGCTGGTCCGGAGCAAACGCGCGCGCTGTCACAAACTCGATAAACAATTTACCGGTAGCAGCGTCATCAAGATGCTTGATAGCATCCTTATAGCTCTGCATTCTCGCGTCGTCTATGAACAACTTCGCTTGCGGGAAACTGGTTAAGAATTTGTAACGAACAATCTCGATTGCATCCCCGTATAATTCCTCTGGGATCGTTAAGTCCGGACCCATACCGACTCGGTTCTCGGCAAACGCTGCTACCTTGCCGCGCACCAACGACACAACCCAACTAATAATCTGAGCTAACCGATCAGGCATACCCGTTGCGCTCGCTCCTACCCCGAACAAATCGCGCTCAGGCTGTGTTAAAGCGTTCAACATATCATCCGGATCAAGTTGCATCCACATACTTACTTTACTTCTGATTTACGTTGCCTGAATCCGGTAAACGATACCTGCCCCGGTAATCGCAAACAACTGTTGCCAATCCAGGTAAAACACGTCCGATCGAATCTTTTCTTCACGATACTGGCGCATAGCCGTAAACCGATTCGCCGTCCGTACAAACACCTTCATGAGTGTAGGGTCCATAATGCCTGGATCATCCTGTCCGTAAAACACAAATACGTTATTCGTTGAACCGCCTGTATCAGTGTAAAGAACACCACCGCCGACCCTAATCTGTAACGGAACCGCGAACAGTTGCGCAGCCACTTCCGTAGTCGCAACACCGAGTCTAGAAAACCGAATGCGATCCAAGACTTGTTTATTATTTTTGAACAATAACCACGCGCTAAGATCAAAAAATAATCGGTTTGGAACCACCCCAGTAGTATCCGTGATATTCTGAACACATTTATCAATCTGCAATACAGGATCATCGGTACCTGCACCACCCCACGCCGCCCCGAGTGTTGACCCTGTACCGGTAAACCCCGGGACAGTTGTGCTTGTAGTCACATTCGCTTTAAGGAATACGAACAATGATTTTAAATAATTATTTAAAATCGTTAACGTCAAATCCCTAACCTTAACCATCTCAAGCGTAGCTTCAGACTCAGGGTTTTGCCGACGTTCAATATCGTCTATGGTAGTCTCCAGCGAATTCTCGCTCAACACCCCAACCGAATCCGTTACCGTATACCCAATCCGCGCCGCGCTACCGCCAAGTGATCGACGCGTATCAATACCTAGAAACGCGTTGCCGCTACCATAATTTTTATAGAAAAACTTCTCAGTAACAACCGGAACCTCTGGCGCCAAAAATCCTGCAATATCGTTCTTCTGAGCCCAATCGCCTACGATACCTTGTGCGTAGGTCAATAATTGTGAAACATCATAAGGCATAAAATATTTCTCCTTTCTATTAGATTAAAACCGCCTCAATGAATCCGTTTATACCTGTCGCAATCGATGTTGCGACCGCTGTATTAAGAACGGTGACGTTCACAACTCCGGACGCTGCCCAGTACAGTTTTTGAAACGGCACCGGAACAATTGCGGCCGCGCACTTAATTAATACGCTGCACCCTTTCGCGCAAAACACATCGACCGTAAGCAATGACAGATCGGCATCCGATGTGCACACACCTACCGGCACATTCGTTCCGACACTCCACGGTTCGACAACACTTGTACCGGCGTTCCATTGAACGACCATGCCGCGCACAAGCGTTGATGCCGCTGCGACCGAAAACGGCACAATAGGAATTTCTCTCACTACACCTGCAAAAGTTGACATAAATTTTTCCTCCTAAAAAGTTAGCTGTTTGCGCCTGCGAATAACTCAGGTTGCCGCGCAGCGCATATTTGCCACGCTTTTTCCCATGTCACCCCGGCATGTGTCGCCTGATACTCTAATACCGCCGCTTTACACGTCCGGCCAGTATCTAGGTTAAGCAATGACGTGTCTTTAACAGCCGGTGCTCTACCAACATCTTTATGCGCCCCGGTTACTGTCACGACAGTTTTAAACGCCGCGTTAGGTACCATCGCCTCGATATGCGCCTTGACGCTCTCAGGGTCCGACATGAACCATTTCCTCAGACCGGCTTTAACCGTTTCGTTCTTTGGTGGCAACTTCCCGGCGTCAATCGCGCCTTGAATCAATAGCTCGGCTTCACGGTTTACGGCTTCAACCCTTTGCGTTTCTGCCGCGTCGCGTAACGCCTTATTCTCGGCTCGCAGTACTTCAAGTTCGTCCTGCGAATCCTCCTTTTTCAATTCGTCTAGTTCGGCGCGTACAGTTTCCAACTCGGTCCTGAGCGCCGCCTCTTCTGCTTCTGTCATTGTACTATCTCCATTGTTAGCGGCGGACCCATCGCCGGTTTGATTTGCTGAAATTCGTTTAATATCCCTGAAAGCCGGGTTGTTCGTCAGAGCGCCAATCGCGCCGCTCTTAGGTAACCCGGCCGGATCGCCGGATTCGTTCAAGATGAACGTAGGCGAAAAATAACTGTAATCGCGGCCACCAACCGCAGTTTTGCCGGCCCCGGTCCAATCGAGCTCAAGCATGACGCCTTGATCCTCTTTCCACGTAAACCGTTTCGGAATTGCGGCGGCAGCGCCGCCTTTGTGATCAAAATCGATGTACGGCCGAACGTTACCAACAAGTAATTGGTCAAGCTCGGCCTGGAGCACATCTGCCGTGCGCTCGGTCACGGTGACACTGATCTGGCGCGGTTCACCGTTAACGCTCGGGTGAATCGTGGCTTGACCAGCCGGCATATACATAACCTCGGCCGGTGGCTCACCGTTGAGAGGGACCGAATACTCGGACGTTATTAAGAACTGGCTCGCTGTCGTTATCCCAAACCGTTTACATGCCGCGCGGATTCTGCCCTTGACAGTTGCGAGATCGCCACTCGAATACTTAGCGGCGTTCTTCGGCATATTAATATAGGACCACGCTGCGCGCGCGCGTTCCGCAGTATTAAGAGGATATTTCTTGTTTTTTGGATCTGCAAAATGAGCATCGCTCCCATATTTGCTTACACCCTCTTTAGGGTTAACCCCTGTACGTTTCGCAATCGCTGCAACTTTCATTTATGAAATTACCTTTCCGTTAACATGATCCCATCCTTTAACCTCAAGTATCTGACCGGTATGCGTATCAGTAACCCACCAAGTACAAATCGCGTTATCATTCAAGCCGAGCATAATTGCTAGGCCAGCCGTCATGTCGAGTGGCCGATTCAAACGTTCATTTGGCCCAAGATCACCTAGATGCACAGCAGTAACGTGCTTGCCAGTAGCATGACAATACACATCAAAAAGCCATCTGCCTTTTCGCACATCGGCGTAAACCGCGTCACCACTACCGATAGTTGCACGAAAAATTGGGATAGGAATCGAGATAAACACCTTATCCCGGCCATGCGTGTCATCACCAAAAGCGCCCTTTAAATCGTGCCCTTTTGAATCCATGTCGCCAGTGTCGTCTGTACCCTCCGGATGAGCCTTACTCGCCGGGTTCCACCCAAACCATGTGCCTAGGCCCGTAACACTAAACGGCGGCTTAGGAATTATGTGGCTTGGGACAATTCCAATAGGAATCAACCCGGTTGGACGCATAACTGCTGACTCTTGCGCGAAAGGAGAAGGTGGCGCCGGCCCATCAATTACGGCTGAACCTGATTCTGTGCCCGGAGCTGGTTTAATGCCGTGGTCAAGTCCGCTACCCGATGCTGAAGGCGTTGATACTCCGCTCCCGACACCCATACTTGGCCCTTGGAGTCCGTCTGAAACCGCGGATCGGATCCTTGCTGTAAACTCAGCGGCGTTTGCTTGGTCGTCGAGGTACACGCTGACAGCTGTAAGATCATTAGCGTTACGAGCAGCATCAATCTTAGCCAGTAGTTCCCGGCCTTTTGCGAGTTGTTGTTGATCGATATCATAGACTTCTCTCCTTGCCCTGATTTCCGTAAGGCGCGTCTGCCACTTGAAAAACTCGATTAAAGCTTCTAGAGCGGACTGGACTGTAGCCAAAATTTCCATTTACGCGGCCGCTCCCTCAATAGCTAAATCAAAATCTAGCATGAACGATTCATCAAAAATTGCTTGTAACTCCATCTGGGGCGGCATCGCGCCCGGCCACGGATATTGTTCAACGCTATCGACAAGCGCATAGATCGGCACGACATCGAACCCGGCGCGTTTGCCACTTCCGGTGTGTACGTTCTTAGCTAAAACACCTTGAGACGCTGGCCCGTGCGTTTTAATAACGAAAAGCGAATCACTGAACTCGCGAGCCGGTACGCCTTTCGCCTCCGGCACCAGCGGAATGGTTAAGTATTTAGCGTGCACAGGCGTTATTGTCCCACCGGTGATCTTATGCGCCAAATGCGGGTGCGTATTAACCACCATCGCTACGTGATTATCAATCAAGACCGGTTCCTGCCACGAAGCCGCAACTTCCTTCTCCCATTCGCCGGAGTGCGGCCCTGACATGTAATGCGACCCGCGCCACGCACCATCGAACCCCTCGTGATACAGCTGTACAAAATCTTTAATTTTTTTCGCCGACATCATGAGCAAAGTAGCCGGATCACCGGTAATACGCCCAAGCTCAGCCAACTTCGCCGTAGCCGTATCTTGAGTAACAGATATCTCAATAAATACACTCATGCAGCCGCCCCAAGTATCTCAAACTTAATGCACGTCTCTGGGCTCGGATGCCAATACACTTCGGTATCATTCCAACTAACAACATCGTTTACTCTGAATACATAATTTGTTGCCGGAATAAATAATCTAACCATCCTAAAATCATTTAACCGAACACATAAACATTTCGAGTGTACGCCGTTAATGAACGCGTTACCACCTCCTATAATCATCCCATAATGTGTCCCAGTCATTTCAATGCGTGTCGGCGGCCGGAATCGAACCGGCTTTAAACCTTGGGTCCGGGTTACGTCCTGCCATAGGCGCCGACAATTGTTCCACTTCTTTAAAAGCGTCGTTGTTATGCTTAAACATTTTCAACTCGAACGAAAAATGGTCCATCTCGTTCCTTAACCAATCAAGATAATCACCACGACCGCTTGTTATCATTACCTTAATTTTCTTCTTGATTGATTCAATCTCGGTAATTAACTGGTTACATTCCTGTTCAAGCTTTTGCCCAATTGCGATTAATTCTTTTTCTTTCACGCTCATACTTGTATTCCACTAGGTTCAGTATCTTTTGTCTGTGCACTAGGAGCTAAACCCGGAGTGTTCTGCGCAGGTTCAGGTGCGCCAAACTTGGTATCTACACCGATATCAGGAGGTACATACAATTCGTCTTCGTCGCTCGGTTCTGGTATTGAATGGCGTGGATACATAAAATCTTTGGCAACCGGAACCCGCATCTCTTGAAATAGGATCTTGTCACGTTGCGCTAGAGCGAGTTCGTCAGTTGGTTCCTCCATTGATCCTTCTATCCGTGGTCGTTCGCTCGTCTCGCCGTAGTTCAACATCAAAATCGCCGGGATGAATTGGTTATTAATTACCGACATAACAAAATCGGCTACTCCGTTTAAAACCTTGCGCTCGGTATCCGCATGGATCTGGCCGAGCGCTCGGTTCCCCCCGGATTGGCGGACAGAGCTTGTTAACGTCTGTCCTAAAATTATTATATCGCATTGTTCGTCAGCATCCCCCGTCAAAACCCGTTGTGGCAACATCGACCCGATGCTCGACTTTGATTCTAGTAACTCAACTTTTGCGCCAGCCGGGAACACACCCCAATTTGCGTACCCCATTTGTTCAAGCATTGAACACAACGAATTAAACGTTGTAACATCACCCGGGGTATACTCAGCCATGCGCATAGGTGTCCCGAACATCTGGCAAAACGTCATGAACCATTTCAGGCCGTACTTATGCGCTAACCAGTACGGTGTCAGTGAACGCAACATGGCCGATAACGTCGGATGATTGCTATACCCCTTAAATACACCAACCAAGAATTTGTCATCAGGAAACTGCGCAAGCGATTCCCAGGTAAACGCAAGGTTACCTAACGGATTCAACATTAACTGATCCGGCTTATCCGGCGCTAGTCCGTACCCGTAAAACCGTGCCGGAATCTTGCGGGTACATTTCGGAACCACCTCGCCGTCTCGTATTGTCCAATAAATTTCCGAGATCGAAAACCCGCATGGAATAGCGTCAACCAGATCTTTAACCATTGAACTAAAATCCGATTGATCTAATGTAGGATCACCTTCCATTCCAAAAAGCGCGCGCTCAACAAGATCAGCTTTCTCTTGAGCGGACTTGCTTGTGCCAGCACCCTTAGCGTTAAACGCTTTTATTCCCCACGGCAAATTAGCCACGTCACGCTTTAAACTAAGCAAGTTTTTCTGCAACCGCGGCCATTCATCAACCATTTTCTGGAATAACCGTTCTTGCCAGACGAGGTTACCGACAACCGCCTGTTTAAGAATGTTAGCCAGTTGATCAGGTTTAATCTCTCCCCATAGCTGGTAAAGTAACCGATCCCGGTTTTCGATCTGAATAATGCCTGGACTAATCCCGGAAGACGCAACTAATTTACCTTCAGCCGCATGACCGTTACCGACCGGGTACCCGGATTCTGCACTCTGTACCCTTGACTTATCTAAACTAGGAATTTTAGATTTACGCGGCATTTTACTCATTGAACAGTAAACGTTGTCGGAGAACTCGTGAACGGCCACGATAGAATCACAACCACGGTCGGCGATCCCCACGGCACCCATTGGCTGCCCTCAGTCAAAACTTGGCCATTAGCTTTCACTGTGTTCCATTGGTTAGCGCCAGGCGCTGGCCAGGATACACGAGCTTTTACCGTGCCGGCCCCGTTTAGCGCTACCGTGGCATTGGACGGCAACCCGCCATTGGTGAGGCTATACGTGCCACTGACATTCTGGTACCCAGGATCGCTGTAATTTGGATCGACGTAGACTGGTGTCGGTGGCGGCGCCGCCTGGTTAACGAACGTCACAACGCTCTGAGCTGGTACCGTATACGCGAATTGGCCATTAGTGACCGTCACCGCCGCCTGGCTCGCTAGTGATTGACTCGCAGACGTCACCCACGGCGTGACGCTCGAGGCGCTTAACCCATTTAGGCCAAACGTCGTCGGTACGTCTGCGGTACCGTCATTGATCGCTACAATCGCGAATGATGCGCCGCTCTTGTACGCGCTAACCAGTAAAGCTGGGTCAGCAGTCACCCCGACCATATTCCAGCCTGGGCGCACGAACTTAGCGAAATTCCCTTCCGTGTACAGTCTCTTAGCTGGGTTACCTGAATGATCCGTGAGCCCTTCATTGTCGCTATTTGCGCTGATCAGCCACCAATAATTCCAGGCATTTATGCCCGCCATCATGAACTGGTGAATGTTTGTCGCCCAGCGTAACCCGTTAGCGATACTCGGATCGAAAGATTCGAAGCTTGACACCTCTGTTTCCCAGACTGGTTTCCCGCCCGCGACAGGCCCGATAGTGCCAGAATAATCGTGCCCGCCTAGGATATCCACGAGCCCGTTTGTCCCAGAGTCCGCTAACGTGGAGCTGGCTAGATCGAAGCTCCATTTGGTTTCTTCCGGCAGAATGATCTTGACGGCTGTTTGCCCAGCTGTGTTCAAGGCGTTGCGAAGCAGGGGTATGAAGCTGTGAAAATTGTCTGCGGTCCACAAGCAGGACGCGTAGCTCGCGGTCCAGTCAGGCTCATTCTGGATACTGACCGCGTAAAGATTCACGCCATTGGCCGCCATCATTTTCGCGTACGCCGCTATCGAATTCGCCCAAGCCTGGTAATCGGCTGGCAAAAGGTATCCGCCATTGTTTTCGTCGTTATTGGTCTTCCACGCTGCTGGTGGGCTCCAGGGCGTAGCCCAAACTTTAGCGCCTTGAGCCTGAGCGAGTTGGGCGCTGACAAGCTCGCTCTGCGGGATTGTGCCATCCGCCAGTATCCGGGTCCTGATAAGCGATAGCCCCACCCCGTTTGAGGCAGAGAAGAACATTTGGGCTTGCGCTTGGGTAAGTGTCGCACCGGTCCACGCTATTGCTGCGCCCCATCCGTCAACCTTCTGCTTGACATCGTTCCCATTGATCGTGTTTTTCGCTGTAGGCGTAGGCGTAGGCGTTGGAGTAGGTGCAGGCGCAGCAGACGCTATGTACGCTACAGGCTCGCTCGTGACTGGCGTACTGATAACCACGACCTGATCTTGCCATTGGCTCCACTCATAACTGGCAAGTGCGCGCGATGCCCCGCTCACTAGGTTCAATGACGATACGCTCTCCGTATTCGGATGTGTCCAGCTCAAGCGTCCCATACGCGAACTCGTGGCCGGATAAATGTCGCCCTCCCAAGCTACGCCAATCGCAGTATCGCCTTTCGCGAAACTGAATCCGTAAAAGTGCGTAAAATCGAAATTCGGATCTGAGTACTGCGGGTTTACGTACACGCCGCCAATCGGCGAGAAACCGGCCATGGTGAGCGCCACGCGCTTGACGACAGCCTCCGCTGATTTGCCTTGGATGCCGAACATTTCGCTGCCGTTATCGGCAAATTCGTAAATAAAGCTGTACGCAACACCGAGCCCTTCTGAGAGCAGGATGCGCCGAGCCAAATTTAGGCCTTGCTCGTAAAAAGGGTACTCGTTCCCATCGCCCCAGAAACCCCATTCAGTATCCCATCTGGGTTTGGTGTCATGCTGTTTCCAGCCAGTACAGAAATCTTGGAACGTTGAGTATGGCGGTTCGTACACCAGGTTATCCGCTGGATGCGGCGGGAACCCGGAAAACGCTGGCTGATATGGGTGCGCTGTCCCGCCGTCGTACTGCGCGCCGGCCGCCATCATTGTGAAATCGTCCCCAGCTTGCGCCCCGAGCCCGATAACGGTCATGCTCGGGTTCGCTGCGTGAATCGATGCCGTACACGCCGAGAGTAACGCAGCGTACTTAGATTGCCAGCCGCTCCCTTCTTTCTGCGCGTAATCGTTGTTCGGTTCGTTAACAATCTCAATCGCTTGACATTGCGGATAATTCTTGAGTTGCCCAGCGAGCCAGCCTGCGGCCGCAGCGAACCCGGCCTGGTCATACGGATCGGTGTACCCAGCCCCATACCCGTAAGCCATGTCGACATCAACTTTCAGCCCGTTCTGGCCAGCAATTGTAACCCAGTTAATCCACCATTGTGGCAACGAATAAGAGCCGTGCACTGATTCGATATCGCCCCAAGTCAGATCATCGCGGACCCAGCCAAATCCATCCGCTGCGATCTGTGGAATATTCGATGCCGGGTACCCTTGCGCGAAATGCGCGCACACGCCTAAATGGCTATCTGCCGCGTATATTCTAAGGGGCGATACGCCATCAGCAACGAGCGCCAGTTGCACCCCAGTAATCAGCATCCGAGCTAACAAAAGTAATGGCTTCATGGTCCGGGTTGTTGATCAGTCTCCGATCCCTCCTCGTACGGTTCTTGTTCAGGTGGCGGAGTCGGTGGCACTAAGGACGGATTAAAGTCAGGTTCCTGACTAGGAGAAGGCGGCGGAATCGGCGGGAATGGATCACCGTTACTCATAAATGTTGCTGGAGTTCAGTTCCTATATTATAAGCTTCTTGTTGCATTGCTATAAATGCAGGTTGCCAAGGAGCGAAATGAGGCAACTGCAAAAGCTGCGATGTTCTAGGTGCAGCTCTAGTCTGAACCGGTGATAAGCTAACTCCGTTAGCGTTCACTGTTCTTATCCTGTAAAAATTACCAACTTTAGACGTTACGAACGATGCGCTACCTGCCGTAATTACTTGAGATAATACATTTTGCGTAAATGCAAAATCATCAGCTATATCAAGGTATAAATTGCACGCTTTTAATTCATTATTTGACCAAGCAACAATATTTCCAATTACCGTTAGATTACTTACAGGCAATGGTGCACCACTTACAGTAGGAAAAGTTGTATTTAAATTCCACGTTGGCGTCCAAGAAATCGTAAATGACGTGCTGCCTTGAACAATTGGTAACAGTATCCTACGATAATTCGGTAACGGGTTAGTGCCACTATCGTATCGATCGCCGCAATAAATAAACGCATTCCTACCAGGAATTATTAACACTTGGCAAGTCTGTGTATCATAAGAATTAGAAGGTGTCGCAGTCAATCCTGCTGCGATTTCACCTGCTGTTTGCGGTATCGTAGCAGCCTGAAACGGATTATTACCTGCACTTGAATATGCTGCCCATGGACCCAGTGGCGAAGACGACCACTGATATGTGCAGGTATTAGGCGCGTAATTGCTCTGACCTGATTGCATCAGGAAATAACTACCAGGCCCATTAGTCCACATTGTAGCCGCTTCTCCGGCGCTACTTGTTGTCAAAGCATATGTGTTCGTCAAACTTTTAAAATCGGAGCTTAACCTAACCACCATCAAATCAGTATTACCATTGCATTCCGTAAGTAAATATCCGAAGCCGGTATTAGGATCGAGAAACGCGCTTGAGTCACCAATATCGATATTTATACTTTGCCAGGTATCGTACAGATTCACCTGCACAAACGGTCCATCAGGAGAAGAAGAAACAAAACTTGCCTTACTGCTATTTGCGCCTATGTAATTTCCCCACATTACATAGTTGTTATTAAGCGCATTGTATAACACGCATGGGCGAATAGCTATGTAAGGATAATGCGCAACGAATTGCCAGTTAAGTAGGTCGGCAGATTTATATATGTATAAATCTCCAACAGGCATCGTATCGTAATAATCGCCATACTTATACCAATATCCGCTCACCGGATCATACATTATCGAGCATTCAAACTGATAAATCCTAAGCCCGGTAGTTACGTCAAATTGATCATCAATAGTATTCCATAAACCTCCTGACTGAATATAAAACTGTCGTACCACTACTCGGCTACTAGCGCCACTCAGTATTGCCACCATGCTCAACGTTATTGATCCAGCTGGTATTACTATCTGTCCAGTATATAACGTTGACGCAACGGTTGGTATAGAACCATCAATAGTATAATAAATAGATGCACCAGGGGTTGCGCATGACATCGTTGCCACAATCGGAAAATCGTAATGCCCTCCAACGGGTGTACACGCTGGACTCGCAACTGAACTGATATCAACTATGAAGCATACCCACGCAACGGAATTCGTTGACCCGAAAGTAGCGTGCACCGGCGAGCTACTAACAGAAAGTGCGTCCTCGGTACCATCCCAAAAACCAGCAGTTGCTCGTAGCGTGTAACCGCTGCCAGCACTCATGGTCGTAGAGGCACTCGCGAACGTGTATGAAAAAAGTAGTTCGTTAGCTGAAACTGGAGAAATGTTCGGGCTTGTAGGAGTATTGTTATTCCCTGTAACTCCAGCCGATCCGATCACGGCTACGGCATTAGCGTATTCCAGAATAATAAACTCAACTAACGTTGTAGCCGCAGAAAATGTTACAGTTACGGTATTACCACCAGCAGCAGCGGCAGAAATTCCAAACGCTATATATATAAACGACGTCCAGTTTCCGGACCCTACCTGACTTGCTACATAGTTATAAGTATTACCAGAGGTATCAGTAACTGAAATAGGATTTGCAGCGTTTATAGAAAAGCAAATAATATTACAATTACCTGCCGCCTGCACACCAGTGTATACTTGATGAACGGATAAGTTGCCTCCTCCGAAAGATCCACCTGTACTCGACTGAATATATGTCGGCGCAGCCACTTAAATAGAGTTCACAGACCTACATCATTACAATTCTTTATTTTCCGGTACAGAACTTTCGATAACCTCAACTTCAGGACCAAACTCGTGCTCGTAATGATGCGGAATCTGTGTAGAAACAGGTTTACGCAACCCGCTATCATGCACAGATCCTTCCGATCCTACTACTTCTTCAGTAGGAATCGTAAATTCGTGGATATAATTGTACGGCAACGGATTAGAGGGCGGTTTCGGTAACCCGCTCTCATGAATTCTCTCTTTTTGCTCTTCCATAAAAATTTACATTGTTATTCCGATAAATGACAATAGCAGGAATAATATTATTAACGTGCCTACCACTATTATCATTACGCGCAAAAATTGGACCAACCACAGGAACGGTGGACCAGGAGTCGGTAACTGAGCAATCGCCCAAATTAATAACCCGCACACAAAACAAACCACAAAAATCTTAATAACTAATACTACTAGCGCCCATAACGAAAATGTTTGCGCAACTAGAACAAACATATTTATCCCTCAACTAAATGCGGTTTATCTTCAGAATGCTTCATCTGCGCTGGTGCGGTTACCGGTTCCGTAGCGACAACCGGAGGAATAACTACAGCCAACTTAGCGTCATGTACCGCAATACTTTGCGCGTTCACGTTATGCATTGCCGTTAAATCATCCTTTACTTTAGAAATAGTTTCTTTCATGACCGGTACAACGTAATCTATCCGTTTCGTCACCGACGAGGCCACTTGCTCAATCTCTTGACTATCACCAGCATGCATGAGTCCTGACGATTGCAACGCTACAACTACGGCACCTGTAGCATACGTAATTACTTCTGGGCTAACACCGAACAAATGCAATACTACTGGAACAATAACTAACGCGAGCATCGACGCTATTCCGTGCCAAGATGTTATCGGCGATTTCATTACAACCCACCTTTCAAAAACGTGTTTGCGTCACTAACCGACTCAAATACCGCTACCGGCGAACCGCCCGCCATTAAGTACACTGGCCCAGTTCCCAGAATTGTCATTCCTTCTCCAGGCACTCCTATCCTTTGCCAATGAACACCTGCGTCTGTAGATGGATCATTCCCTGTACTAGCCAAAATACATTTGAACGACATACCGTTATAGCTAACAATATCGTTAACTACCCACGCTGTTGTATTATCCCAAGGTCCAGTAGCCATAACATTCCTATTTTACATCCTTACCAGTTATTGTCTGAACAAGCATACCTGATGCCGCTAATCTATCATCCTTACCTGACTCGTATTCCTTATATTCATTTTCAGCTGCGATAGCAGCTAATTCAGCAACTCTAGCTACGCTCTTATCTTCCTCGTTATTAGTTCGTTTAGCATAGTTGGCTGACATAACGGCGTGATTCCGTGCTAAAGCTGCCATATTCCTTAAAACTACACGCATATAACCATTTATTTGCGAAGTAGTTCTTTCCGATGTTTGTTTTAATATAGATACACTAACCCTTAATTCGTTATCAACTGAGCTAATCCTATCTTTAACCTCAGCCATTAATGACGACGTTTTTTCGGCTATCCTGGTTCTCCTTAACTCCCAAATCCTTTGCACCCATAACGAAAATAAAATAATTAATGGTGTAACGGCAGTAAAAAACGCCGTCCACATACTGCTCTCCATCTTTGTTTCTACAACAGCGATCAATGCAGTTCTCCATCCCTAAATTGTTCCTCTTCAGTTTTATGTTTAGGCATAATGTTCGGACTTAACGCAGGCCTTGGTGACACCATAGGTAACGGACTAGGGCGTGGTATCGGAGTGGGAGACGGAGTAGTCGTAGGTTTAACGTCAGGTAATTGATGCACATTCTCCACACCTGTTCGATATCCATGCTTAACGCGATAATGTTTATGATAATATTTATTATGCACGTTCGTATTACTTGAGCACGCCACACATATTATAAACATTATTGCTCCTAAATAACATTTCATTAAATTAACTGAAATTCACGAATTCAGGTCTGAAAATGTTCGTTGGTAAATGGACTTGGCCTACTAGTTGGCTATTCCATTGGCTCGGTTTGCAGACCATCGCCCCGAAAACTGCGTCGGCTCGGTCAGGGGAGGAAACCCCACGCCCGCTTAAATCTTTCTTGCTCTCAATCTTGAGCCGCTGTTTCTGGTCGTACTCGCGCCGCCGGCTTGTTGCCTGTTCAATGAATGTTTTATCGTCCGGGATAATGATGTGTTGGCCGTTCCCGAGTCCGAACTCGATCATGTGCGCAGCTTTGAACCAGATCTCGGACCCGCGATTCGCGTAATGCTCCGCGTCCTCAGACGGTAGACCGTTATTAACCTCGACAACCGGCCATCCGGCGTCCTTCAGGTTTTTGCACATAACGACCCCAAGGCCGCCAACGTCCGCAAAAATCTCTGAGGCGTGTAACCGGAGCCGTTTAAAGTGTTCAATAAATTCGCGGCACGCTTGCGTCGGGTCCGGGTTGCGCCAGGCTGCTATAATCTCGACCTTATTCCCGTCCCGAACCGCAATCACGTTCTCCGCGCCACCAGCCGCAAAATCGCAAAACGCCGATCGACTCCCACGGTTATGGGTCAGTAATACCTGGCGTTCGAGTGCAGCATTGATTACGCGAAGCGGAATAGCGGCACCCGTCAAATCCTCAGCAAACTCGCTATCGTGCTTCATCGCGTACACCGCGCGGTCAAGCGTCACCCGATCAATAGAGCGTTGTTCATCGGTAATATGCGGGCAATCTGCGCTCTTGACTTTGCACGTCCAAAAGATCGATTTGAACTTGTTGAACGAATGATAGAAAAACCCTTGGGCTGGACAAGCAGACGAAAACTGGCCGTAAAATGTAGGCGTGCACCGACCTATACCTTGGAATTTTTCATCCGGGATCGCTTTAGCCTCATCAACGATAAACAAGAGCGGTATTCCGGCATCTAGATCCTGGTGCCACCCTTCAAGAGAATCAGGTTTATCGGTACTGAATCCGCGCGCAAACCCACCTTGAGGCGTTAGAATCTCGACCCTATTCCATGTCCACCCCTTGAAATAAGGAAGCCCTCTAAACCGTTCGAGGGATGGCCATACCGCAACCTCGATTTGTTGATATGTCCCGGATGTAACCGCAACACGACCAGCCGGCCAATTGTACAGGAACGCTAAAATCGCGGATGCTATTACTACGGATGATTTGCCGCCACCATTACAAACCAATGCCGAAACACGTTTGCGCTCTAGCGCAATCAAGATCCGCATCTGCCAATCGTACAGCTTCAGCCCGAGATAGGCCGTTGCGAACAAGACAAACGGTACACGCGGTTTAGGGCGATTAAACGTCATCTTTCTTTCAGAAGAAAGATGGTCCGCGCCCGGTAATTCCGTGCTCTGCGCGTCTGCTTCTAGGAGATCGAGAAAGGCTTACCGGTTAGCGCAGGCGCCAACCATTGAGACGCGGTGTACCACGAAATATTGTGGAGCACAATTATTTTCTGCACACTATGGCGTTTTTTGCTCCTCTTTATCCGAGCGCGCATGAAGCGCAATTGACGTGATATCTTTTCCGTCAACCCGGACAGCCGACACTTTCCTGGCACATAAATCGTCCCAAAAATCTAGAATACGCGGCCCGGAAATCAGGATTGTGCCGAACGCGCAATTGATTACTAGCCCGCGTTGATCCGATAAATACACGCTCAACCCTAGGTGATGAAACATGAACCCGTAACAGTTGCCGTCGTCTGCCCAGAACCGAATAATCTCATATTCGCCAAGGTCCCACGCAGCCGATCGTCGCGGTTTAGCGTACTGTTCGCGGAGCGACGGATACAAAGGTTCAGATGTTGATATCGTCATCGTTCAATCCCTTGCTCTTTGACAGGCCATCTGTTTTTCGTTGGGTGCGAAAACTGACCAAGTTTATATCCCAGCGCATATTCCCAGACTGATTTTCGATCCCCTGGTTTAAGTATCTGCTCTTTAAACGCTTCCTTGCAATCTGTATAAAATATCGCGCGGTGCGTTGCGCGACTCGCGAGAACATAAAACGTTTTCGCGTCCATCTCAGCGAACGATGAGAGGGGGCACAGCGCCACTACCTGGCGGACAGTGCGGCACTGTGTTGCATAGGATGTCAGGCAAACGCCCTGATCAATATGCAGAAAATCGCGCGCCATTGAACGGCCATCGTCTAACGTTACCCGATCCGAATCAATGGCCGCAACCTTGGCGATATCGTTGTTCTTAAACGCTACCCCACGTTCCTTGAATCCATCTGTGATCCGCACCTGATCACCGACGCTGAGTTGCATTTCCGCAATGTCGTACACGTTCCATTTGCCTCTGGAATCTGGATCAAAGGTTTTTAGCACCCCTCTACGTTCAAGAATAAAATCCCCAAATCCGCGTACGTCTTTAATCACCCATTTCTCACCAGCTTTAAACCCGCCCTTGACCTTGGTATGAAACACAACGACGCGCCCCGTATGGTAATGCAACGGATCTTTGAGCTCCGGCCCATTAACGTTCACACGCGACAATCGCGTAACCATATGATCTTCTTTCTCGATCAACCCTTCGGCCTTTAACGTCTCCCGAATAATCGCCGTTACTTCGCGCGCCTCAGCGTGAACCGGGCTTGCTAAGATCGCAAGCTCTCCGACCCGAACCGCCGCCAAGTGCACATCCACCGCCTGCTGACGCATCTCGTGCTGGTCAACGGCCTCACGAATAGCACCATGATTTTCAAGCCGCGCGTACCCGATCTTGCGCCGGTCACCGCCAGCTTTCAAATCTTCAACCGTTGCTTTTAGATACGCAACCTTTGCCCGGTACGTCTCAGTTAATTGCACCGAACGCACCGCCCCAGAGTCCTGCATGATCCGAATTGCGTCACCGCGTTCTGGGCTAACGTGTTGATCCCTGTCACCGCACGTCACGAGCCGACATTTCTTTTCTTTGACGAACGCTACGAGTCGGCACATCTGCGGCACCGACACCATTGACGCCTCGTCTAATACGATCACGGTCCCCGGCGTTATCTGCGCTCGCCAATCCGAATCAGATTCGAATTTCTGGAGCGTCATAGCTTCCGGAAAATCTTTGTGCAGATTCTTTTCGGAGGCCGAGGTTGGCGCTAAAAGAATGACGCCATGGCGATTAGCGCGTAACCCCCATACCGCCTCCCTTAACATTGTCGTCTTACCGGCCCCCGCTATTCCGCTCACGTCCATCACCATGTCACACGAATTCCAAACAAATCTAACCGCAGACGATTGATCCGGCGATGATCGCACCTGTTGATCTTGAATCTCCCATCCCGGTGCCAAAGCATTCCATAAATTCTGCTCCAACTTGCACGTCTCAAGCATCCGTTCTTCTTCACGTTTCACGGCTTCCGTCGTCACGTGTCCGTCGTTATCGAGATGAATGAACGCTGGCCCCTTAACAAATTCTAACGCTTCATTAAACGTCATCGCCCCACCTGTTGCCCTCAACAGTTGTCCAGCAACGTCCAATTCGTGCACAACGGATGCCTGTTTAAACGCGGAATAAAGTACTTCTTCTTTTGCTTGGTCCGGTGTTCGCCAGTTGACCCGTGGTGCCGACGTTACCGCGTCCTGTTGCAAACTCGCCCGAATATCCGGTGTCATTTGCGCCCTCAATTTTTCAAGTTTCTCTTCCATGCTGATTTTTACTTTGCCTTTTGCCAAGCGTTTGCCGAGTTCGTTCCGCACCTCGGTTTTCACTCGATCATAATCCAAAGTTTTGCCAAGTTTTGCCGCTGCGCGTATCCGGTACCGCGTTAAAGTTTCAATCCTGTCCCGATTTCCAAGTTCCTCTTTCAAAATTTCGTTGCGACGTTTGCAGAAAATATCTTTACCTTTAACACTCGTGATTTCGAAGCTGCGACCATCCGGCGTACGCTCGGTACCGATCCCAAGTTTCGTTAATCCGCGCTCAAGTTCGGACAGGAATAAGGCGTCAATTGTGTCGGCGTGTTTGATTACGTCGTGAAGTTCCACAGCCTTGAGTCGCTTCTCTACCGAGTCATGCGTCACGTTGAATATGTAATTGTGGCTATGCCAAAGCGGGTCAGGAACGTTACTTCCAATTGGTCTAGCATCCCTGTGAATGACGCTGAAATATAAAATATTCTCCGTACTTCGATCATCATCACGGCCACCGAGACGAATCCGTGTCTTGGCTAACGATTCGGCAAAATCCATTGCATGCTGATTTGCCGCTACGCAAATCCGCTCAACTGTATCGGAAAATTCTCCCGGATTTTCAGCCATGACCACAGAAAGTGTCTTGGGAACATTGCACACCACGTCCATTCCAGTCCTGTGATTATCTACTGTCTTTAACTCTTTTTGACCCGTGTTTGCATTCACAATCCACTCTTGTCGTGTGCTATTTGTTCGCGGAGTCAAACGATCTCCTGTATCCGGATGCACGTTATTCTCAATCGATTTGAATTCTGAAAGTCCGATTTCGCGTTTCGATAAACCCAAGTATTCAAACGCCCTTCCGCGTAAAACCCCCATTCCGTTCGCGTAATACTGAGATGCTGAAAGATGCTCCGAGAAATATGTAGCTGCCCCACTTGGCCCTACGCCGTTCTTAAATTGTTTGTGGCGAAGCATCGGATTCAATCAATTCTAAAGCTCGTTATTCCCGCCGCTTTCCTTTTTCGAAACTCCAAAGTCAATTCACGGCACTGGTACCACAGTTCGTTTTTCTCCATGTATTCCAAGACCTTTCTGGCGACATCAATAGAACCCATTTGCCCCTCCACTTTGTTGCACCTCTGGCAAATAACGCCGCGCATATGGTCTCCTTTATGGCAATGGTCGATAACTGGCGCAGTGCCCATTGTTCCTCTTCCAATGAACGCGATTCCACAACATTTACACTTCCCTCCCTGCATCTCTATAATCCCATCTACAATCTTTGAGCTAATTCCGTACTTGCGCTTGTATGTAGCGTCCCTGTGTTCATCAGCCCTTCCGTGATACCACATCCGGTGACGTTCCCTGTTTTTATCTATGTCTTTTTCGTAATATGCCTTTGACCGTGCGCACCAACACGGCTTGCATCTACGCGTTTTGTTGTAGAATTCCTTGACGCTTTTACGGATACCGCAAACACGACACACCTTTGTTCGTTCTACACCAAGATCCCAATATGTCGCTTCGATCACCGGTTTTTCTAACGTTCAGATTTTAGGACAAAAAGTCATTACCCAGAACTCTCCTTACGCTTCGCGTAAGATTCGAAATACACCTTGACATTATTCCTCTCGAATAGTAATGATGTCAAATATGAAACCTCAAAAATACGAAGTTCTGGTGCCAGGTGATCTCCGGGGAACCAAGGAATGGATCAAATGCAAGATCGCCAGGGAAGTTAATCAAGGATTTTTGCACTATGAACTCAAAGACGGAACGAACGGGCTAGCCAAGCCAGGCACTTGGAGATGCTTCGAATTCGGGCGCGTATGAAATCATCAGGTTTTTCGATCACCTTCTGTTTAGCGTGGCTTATCACGGTTGCTGCCGTGATTATAACGGTCGCAATGTTTGGCGAATCGGCCAAAGGGCCTGCCATCATCATGGCTGCTGAAGTTTTAACCATCGCTTCAGTAGCGTTGCTGATCATCGTTCCGATGATCCTGTTATCTATGCTGCGCAACACCCGGCGATCAGCCGATTATCTGCAAGAACTTGTTGAACGCCAAATAATAAACGGGGCGCCAAAGCCGTCGAGCAAAGTAATTAACTGACATCAAACCCGTCCCTGTCGCGCCTCGATTTCTGAATCTGGGCGCGGTTTCTTTTTAAGCGCGCGGTCTGGCGTTCAATCGATGATAATTGCGATTGATTAAACCATTGCGCCATGAGGCCGGAGAATGGTAACCCAATCAACCAAACTAGGCCGCCAACAGTCGCCGAGGCTACCAGCATAGGGATCTGCGGCGACTGCAAATACACAAGCTGCGGCAACCAATTGTACACCTGCGCGGCTACGCCGAATAGGATGTACGCCAGAAAAGGAACGTTGTTAAGCGCAGCGAAATAGCAGCCAATCGCAACCAGGATCGCCGCGATTGTGATTAGCGAAATGGATTCTTGGATCGGAGTTTGTTGCTCATTCACTTCGCTTTATCTCCGTTAATTTTTCCTCAAGCAATCTCATTACCGATTCCCTTGACCTTAGGAATTGGCGCGCCAGGATAGCAAGATCGTCGTCAGGATCGGCAAAGTTTCGATCTAGAACTTTGTTGGCAATGATTATCGCCTCTTCTAGTTCCGTCATTGCCTAAACCTCCGAACACACCATCTTTGGTCACGGTTCCAGAGCCGGCCACTCTGAAACAGGATTCCTTCAACGACGTTGCCGTTCCGCGGCCCACCATTTTTCAGCCCTACAAACTGTTTAGGTGGACATGAATCCTCTTCCACTTCAGAAACCGAAGCCTGGCTGTTAAACCCCCCGGTTGATTGCACGCTCCCACTCGTTGATAGAGAATGTTTGTACCCAGTTTCTTTAGCAATGACCCGGCTCGCCCACTCATTCGTGGCAGGGTCACTGTTACGGTGAAATATTTTTGTGGCGTGATTGCCAAGCAAAGTTTCAACCTTATTTTTACCGTCTCGTCCATAAGCGTCTAAAAAGTTCGGCAAATTCTGGGTCAGCCGCACAACTGCACACCCTTTTTTCCGGGCCGTAGTAGCCTGGAATACTGCGTCCTGATCGATTGTGAAATAGTGCGCTTCATCTTGCCATAAAAATACTGGACGGCCGTTAGGCGCCACGTATGACCTGCGATCAACGGCCCGCTGAAACATCTGTGACCAGATTAGTGCCGCAAACTGGCCAACCTCGCGATACCGTGCAACCGGAATATCGATCACAATAACTTTACCGTCGATGATGTCTTGTGGTGTCAGGTTTGTGCCGGTCCCGAACAGTGCGCCGATCTTGCCACGCGTTAGCGGGTCGAACATCCCGGTAAAATCCGCGTCGATTGTTTCCCGGGTTTTAGCCGGCATATTGGGCCGTTCAAGTAACCAATAATTGGTTATCAGCTTCCATTCCGGGTGACTCCCGGCTTTTTTATTCCCTTGCTCAAGTAGCCCAAACAGGAAACTTTTATCCCGCCAATCGTTAGACTCGGCTTGGTGCGCGTCACGTGGAGCGGATACGATCATCTCGTATAACGTACGTAGCCGGACCGGTTCACCGGTCAAAAGAAGGAGCGTAATCGCGTTCCTGAGCAGCTTCTTTTTTTGCGGCAACCAGAAATGCGCCTCAGCACCACTCGCCTCCGTCCGTTTCTGGATCGACGCGATATCGACCAGGAGCGTGACTAAATTCTCGGCAAAATCGATACCGCTTGTACGCGATTCGTAATCGAGAAAGTTGAACGTGAACCCGTTATCAACACTAAAAAACCGACCATCCTGTTCACGGCCCACGCGGTTAAGGTACCCGCGCCACAGGTTAGCCTCATCGATATCCGAGCACATAACCAGCCCGCCAAACCCGTTCTCAAGATACTTGAGCGCTAAATGCTTACCGGACCCGGACGTTTTACCGGACCCGAGCTCGCCGAAGATCGCTACGCCTTGCACCGCATCACCCAACGTCCAGATATCTTCTCGGCGTTCACTGAATCGCACTAACCTAAGATCGAGCGGCCATTGACCGGTTAAATGTGTTTCCACGTTTTTCGATGTTTGATCAAAAAAATCGCTGTAGGCGTCACCCCGTTTTCGCGCGCAATCTGTTTCGCAGGTTTTCCTAGCGCTAAATCAGCTCTGATTTTCAGGATCTCGTTATTTTTAAAGCACGCGCGTGGATTACAAAAGCCTAGCTTCGCTTCGCGCATCCTAGCCCTAGAATCTTCAGTTAAGACCATACTTATTTCAGAAAACATGCGTTCGTTCGCGGGTCGTGACATATCGTGCCATTAATCAGTTTTCCACCGTTTAAAAGCATCCCAAAGGCGACCACATCCCCTACAATTCGCATCGCTGCCGATTGCATCCACGCTGCGCCGAACTGATCTGAGTACCCTTCGTGTTGCACGTATTCGACAACGCTTTGATCCGCCGTAACTACGTGCCCTTGCGCGTTGATGATCTCTAAGCATTTATTTACGTGCAAGATTCCGACCTCTTTCAGCGTCTCGAACCCGAGCTTGTTAAACACGGCGTGAAGATCGAACCGTCTAAAAGTTTCCGGCCGCATCTCAGTTGTACCGGCCTGAATCGTGCGCCGCTTTACGGTTTCGCGGTCGGTTGACCGGCTTTCAATCAGCATCCGGGAACCGATATTCGTCGTGGCTACGACAACGTAATTGCGTAAATCGATTGTCTGCCCTGTAGCCAGTGTGAACCGGCCTGCTGAAAGAATCTGTAAAAACACGTCGATAATTAACGGGTGCGCTTTCTCGATCTCGTCAAAAAGCAGCGTACCCGAACCTCCGGAATGATCGTAATAAACGCCCAAGAGCCCTTGGTCATTCGTGTTCTGGCCGCGCAATATACCGATCGAATCAACGGTCATGTACTCGCTCATATCGAGCCGAATAAGCTTATCTGACGACCCAAAAAGATGCTCCGTAAAGAGTAAGCACGTCTCGGTCTTACCGACCCCGGTAGGCCCGAGAAACAACATCGACGCTACCGGCCGGCCAGGGAACCGCATCCCGAAAAACGAACGTTGCAACAAAGAAACGACCTCGGCAATCACCTCAGATTGGCCAAGGATATTCGCGTTTAGAAAATTACTGAGTGTCGTTAACCGCGTTAGGGAATCCGGTATCATCGCTCCATTTCATCATGACACGGATTACACATAGCCTGCCTGTCAATCATTTCATGGTCGTCTATGGTGCACAGATCCCGGCCGCACCAGTCGCATGTGTTCGCCTCCGGCAACACGCGATCTAGCTGCGCAGCCACGATTGCCGCGCGGAATTCGTCTGATAATTCACTCATTTATTTCTCTTTCCTCTTGCTGCAATCGCTCAGTCAACTCGCGCACTTTACGTTGATAATCCAAAATGACTGTCAGGTTCCAAGCCTGGCGTAGTTGTTCATCCGGAAGATTAATTGGACCCTCGCCTCCGAACGGCTCCGGGATCTCGCCGAGGTTAATAATCTTGCCTTTCATTTCAAGCCACGCCCCCATTGCGCTAACGGATCACTTAACGGTGTTGCAGACGGTGCCGGGGTAGCCGTGTGTTGCGGTGCCGACATTGCCGCGTCGAGTTGCCCTTTTAGCTCCGTGATCTGGTCACTCTGCGCCTGGAGCTCGCCCCGCAGGTTATTGTCGGTCGCAAGCTGCGCATCAACCTTACCCCTGGCCGCGTCGAGCTTGTCCTTGGCTTCGTTTGCCGACGCAACCGCGTCATTGATCCGTTGGTCGCGCGGCGGAGGTGAATAGGTCGGTGGCGTATACACCGTTTTCGGGCCCGTCGGTTTAAGCCGTCCGGCCGGGGGCAACCGCAGATCGAAGCTCTCGCTCGTGACGACCCGGTAGTACCGGTGCGCTTCAGACATGCCACCGTTACCGTCCGGCATCCGGCCTAGGTCGTACGTGTGAACCATGCCAGGCTCGATCACCTTCGCTGTGAGCTGTTCTGTGCGATCCTTGGTCCCTTTCGGTGTCTTGCGCACATGATGCACAGTAATTGAGCCGTGTTTACCTTTTTCCCAATACGTTTGCTCTTTTGTGGCGCAGCCGGCCAGTAGCACGGACAAGCTAATAATGAAAGTGTGGCGGTCGATCCTCATTTTTTTGTGGTTCCTGGTTATGCGGAAATAGTTCTTTCTCAAGTTCACGCTCAAGCGATTCCTTTGACTGATTTGGTTGCACCTCAGCCTTTTTATCGACTGATACCCGGCGTGATGGCACGATCTCTTCAGTCGGGAAAATGTAGAATTCTTTCGAAGCGCGCACCTGAACAAACCGGCCATCACCGGTCTCGCCGTTCAAAAGCTGGTCAAGATACTTGGCAAGAACTGGCGTTGTATCCGGTAACCCGATACCAACACCGCCGCTGTGCCCAGACTGTAACGCGCCGCTTGCTGCGGCCGTACCTGCCTGCGTAGTTGCCGTTAAAAGCAGCGCAATAAACGCCTTAGCGTTCGCCCAATGGTCCCTCTCAACGATGTCGCCTTGCAACCCGGCTGACCCGTCCTCGGTCCCGAATTGCTGGTTTATCGGGTCGGCCTCCCGGTCACACGCTATTCCGGTAGCTTTCAAATGGCGCCCATCCGAGAACACGAACAGCCAAGTCCCGGCAACCTCGATCCGGTCACGGACCGCACCGGACTCGGCAAACGAGCTGACAAGTGTGCCGGCCGGAACGATCAGTTTACCATTCTGGTAAACGTCGCGAATAACCTCACCAACGACCGGGGTGTTGATATGGGAACTCTCGACAGTATTGACTAGGGCGCATGGAATAAAGATCGAGGGCGGCAACCAGGACGGTTCACGTTGGCGTTGCGGCTCCGGGGTAGGCGTCGGGGTAGATTGCACCTGGGCATAGAACGACACGAGCGTAGGCAACGCCTGGGCGCGCGTGTTAACCGTTCCGGGGATCGGTTGCGCGAACGCTGGCGGCTCCGGGATCGGAGTCGGTAGGGACTTGGCACCAGGGTTTAATTTACGGTTCGATAAGATCGATTCCTTAGCCGCAACCGAGGCGTCAACATCATCTGACGGCTTAACTTTCCCAAGATCCCGTTGTACCTGCCGTTTCTCGGCTTCCTTGCGCTGTTTATCCTGGCCATGTTTAATGATGCCGCCAATAAAAATAATTAACCCGACAATAATCAGAATAACACCTTGACCAGTAGTAAAAAATCTTAGAAATCGAATCATTGCGCCTCTTTCCTTGGTCTGTCAAAACATCCACGACGCCATTGCTCTTCATCTCCATAAATTAAATAGCATTCCGGATGAGCAGACTCAGTTCCAGTTATTAAGCCATCTATAAATCCCGTCCACCTGTAGCATGATCCACCTTTGGGAATTTTTTCTCCACAGAACGTACATTCAACGTTTGATTTAGTTACGACGATTGCACTCATTGCGCATCCCTTTTCGGTTTACCGGTCTGCGTTAACGGAATATCGGTTAACGGTTTACTTGGTATCGTCTTGCCAGGTGATCCGCCATTTTTAAAGCTCCAAATGTTGCCGGTATCGCCAGGAAGCATGATTCGGTACTCGTTACCGAGCGCTAGGTTTGCGCGCCCACCGTCGATGTCGCCCTGGATCACTACGTCAATTAACGTTTTTGTGCGGGGCGGGATCGGTCGCAAACAATCAAGCAACTTGATTGGGTGAACTTCGCTCGCTACGAGCACCGTTGCCGCGCGACCATCAAAGCTTAGCGGTTTATCTGTCTCGTTCTCAACCACGCCTTGTAACACGGTGGCATCCTCTTTCGAGAACCGGTGAACGGTTGTAACCGTAGTTTTAACGGTACCAGAATCGCTCGTATACTGCGTATCGCGTTTACTGTACCCGTCGTAAAGATTGCCGTACAACGGCCGCAAGATATTCACGTCACGCGCGCGGCGAAGCAGGCCGATGAGGAGCTCCGGCGCGTACGTAGGCCGAGCTGCAATGACCTGCTCCGGGGTAACCGCCTCAGCGCGTGGTGCTGCACCATCGATTTTAACGAACGTCACGGCCACGTCAGGCTGCGGCCCGCTAACTAAATCCAAAACGTAAAGCTTGCCGTCGAGAAGTACAGTCGCTAAGACATGCGCTGTATCGCTCAACGCGTGAAGCACGAGAATATTGCTGCCGTCCGGGTGATCGACTTGTACGGTACCGTTTTGCGCGCCCTGTCCAGTAACTAACCCGAGACCGAACGTGCCGGATAACGGTCCAGGAAAAAGTAACGTTGTTGTCAGATCTGGGGAAAGCGAAATACGAATCGGAATGTCAATTGTAAGAGGTTTAGTGGCGATGGTTTGTGCTGCGCATTTACTCGCAAATAAAAAGCCGAATATAAAGAACGTAACAGCAACCAAGAATAATAAAAACTTACTAACATCACTCATTCAAACCGTTCCTCGTAATTTGTTACCACCATTGGATACCGGCCATTATGCGCCATATCAGCGTTCAACGTTAATTTCAAAAATACCGTAACCTTTTTAGCGTCATTAACCACCCGCTGATTAAATGTTCCTGTCCGCAATACCTGACCTTCAACGCTTACAAGTGCTGTGTTGCTATCAACTGATAACTCACGAATCTGGCCAGTCTCAATCTTTTGATGAATTTGCTGTGACCGAAACACGTCAGAATCTCGGCCCATATCCTTATGCAATGTTTCAGTTGTCTCTGGATTAAATAACCGCTCAAGCCGTTCTGGGTTATCGAACCCGTCTGGGTTACGGCCAAAGATCGTTTCCGTTGCCATCTTGGCAAGCTCCGCGTGAATATGCTTAGCCTCTTCGAAATTGCCTAAATTCGACAAATAGAACGTGTTTCTGCTATCCATTGCAGCAAACCGCAGTTGACCCATTGCAGTTTTCAAAGTGAAATAATTGCTCACCGGGATCACAATTACGGCTAATACGAATAAGGATTGCCAAAGCCACATAGCCATTAATCGCTTGCGCAACATTTGTGTTAACGCGTTCATTTGGGCGCCTTTTGCAGTTCGGAGATAACGTTATCTTTTACCGAAATTCCAACGGTCAGCCATTTAACCCTATCCTTCAACTGTTCAATCTCGGTTCGAAGATTATTTGCAACTTTATCCGCTGCATCGCGCTCTACCTCAGTTGCCCTGATGATATTACTGAGCCGCTCATTTTGAGCATCTGATTTATCAATCCATATCTGGCACAGTTTCCTCGAGTGACCCAATTCCGCGCTTAGCTGCTCAATCTCCGCGTCTTTGTAGGCTAGTTGATCATAGTACCATCTCGCCGCGTCGATTCTTTCTTTCATTGTGCTTATAGTGCCGCCTTTCGCAGTTCAACAATAAGTGTGCCATCAGATAGTCGCCCATAAGCCAGCGCGTCAGCCAGCGCGTCAACAGCGCGGGTAATGATGGCTTTATAGTAAATTTCATTCTGAGCTAATAGTTCTACATCATCCTTAAGCCCCTTAATCTCCTTGTCTTTCTCGGCGATTAAATTCTCAAGACGTGTAACATCCTCAATTTTAATGTCGTTCATCATTGTTTCTCCTTTGTGGATTGTGCTCATTTTTGCCGCCTCTCGCAGTTGGTAAATGAGGTCCTTATCTGGATTATTAGACCATACCAGCGCATCGGCCGCGTAGGCATGGTGCGCCTTGTGAAAAATTTCGTTCTGGGCTAATAGCTCAATATCCGCTTTCAACCGCTCAATCTCCTTGTCTCTTAGCCTGATAGTTTCCGAATAGGCACGAAGTATTTCAGAATCGCTGACAACAGGAGTTGCTTCGCTTAAACGCTTAATTTCCTCATCACGTAACCGTAACCCTTGTGCCTGATTTTCCATCATGTTTTCTATACGGGCGCGCAACTGATTAATATCACCATGAAGTTTTTCAATTTCTGCTACAGCCCTGTGTAACGCTTCATCCTTCCGCTTAATTTCGTCCATCGCTTCGCTGTACGCTTCGTCTTGAATATTAACCTCTTCGCTCATACTTTTAATTTCTTCCCCAGTGTTCCCAATGACCCTGTGTACGTTTTGGTCGGCGATGTATTCGATTCCATGTTGCCGTTAACCACGCAGCCGGCCCACTTAATAATAATAACACCGAGTTGCCACTCTCGCCGCGCCAACGCGCATCTAGATAAATCCATAAACCCCACAAACACCAAACCAATAAACCGCACAGTACCGTGACGTCCGGATTAACCGGTACGTGGTAACCTACGTCGATTTGAGGTGCGTGGTTCATTTAGACCCTGACTATTCCCTGGGAAACATTGGTATGCAAATAAAAAGATTCTTACGGCGGCGGTTGTGGTCGCCCTGGCCGACGCGCGTAATTTGTGTACGCGCTCATCATTGAATGACTTGCGGCTGAGATTGGAGCAGCAGCAACACTTGCTGCCGCGCCTGCTGTCGAACGGCCACCACCGGCCGCCATTATAGCTATTGTCCCAACCGTTGCCCCGAATACCGATGCGACTCCGGCACCACCACCACCGATCAGTAACGCTGAGATAATCAACGGTGCAACGAACGAGCTCCCGATCACCCACACGGCCAGTAGCACCCAGTACCCGAGCATCATTGATGACCCGGAGAACGCGCTTAACGCAAGGTTGTTCGTCGGGTTCACCGCAAACGCGATTAGTGCGCGTGTCAATAAATCGCAGATCGCCCAACCAAGTGACCAGATACAAATCGCTGCGAGCGAACAAAAGAACCGGGTTGCTATCCCGACTAAACGCGGCACCATAAGTAGCCCGATAAAAATCGGCGAAATCGCAATCTCGATTGTGTACAAGATCTGTTGCGCGGCCTGCATTAAATACATGATCCCGAGCGCAATTAAACTCAATAGATGCACAAGCGGGTACAGCAGCCCGATTGTAAGTGAATCGCCAATCTTCGAGATCCAACCACCGAGCGGCCCGCTATTACCACCTCCACCGCTGCTGCCGTCGAGTGATGCGAACTCGTTATTGGGATCGAACAGATCAACGCGCCGGTTGCTCTCCGGTGCTGTGTCGTCGTCTCGCACCGTCATGCCCTGGTACGGGAACACGTTCCCGGTCGATACGCCCGTAACGCCGAACATTGCGTACCGTTCCGATTGCGTCAAAGCAACGGAACGCAATTGAGGTGTTGCAATTAGTTGGTTTTGACGATCACCTATCCCATGTGCGCTATTCCAGTCAGGCGTCGTATCCCCGGCATACCCGTAATGCGTTGTTTGCACGTCGCCAGATTGTGCGAACGCTAAACTGGCGTCGCCCTCGGTCGTCGGCGTCGGTTGCGATTGTTGTTGCTGTTGGGATTGGGATTTAGGCACCGACCCGTCGGAGCCGAATTTGCGCGCTACGGCGTCTCGGTACGCGGCAAAGATCCCGCCCTCCACGCCGCCTAACCCCATTTGGCCTACAACATCGTTCACCGCATCGGTTAATAAATCGCCCCACGCACCAAGGCTGCCGATCATGATTACTACGACCACAAGCCGGACCAAGGTCGGCATGATATTACCCGTAGATTTCTCGCGTAACCCTTGAAACGCCAAAAGAAAAATGCCGAGCATAGCTAGAACGAACGTAACGCCAATAAGAATATTGTGTAGCGTGTGAGCCCCGGATTCGAACCCTGGCATCAACTGTAGAAAATCTACGGCTAAAATCAATTGTCACCCCATTTCTTCGGTAGTTGCCGGAAGTTATCAGCCGGTAACCCCTTTAGATCGTTCCGAATCGCTGCCCGCTCGGCCTCAGCGCGCTGGATTAACGCGTTCTCTTTCGCCTGAATCTCGGCAAACACATCTTTCTCGAACTGTTTAACGGCAGTAGCAGCTGCATAATCACCGTCAGATTTTTGTGCCTTTAGTTCTTTCTGGAGCTCGCTTATTTGCCGATGATGAACCGCCTCGATAGAGGCAACCACCAATAAACACAAAAACAGCGCATAATTCATTAATTTGATCCCCATACCCGAGTTTGCCTGAAATTGTCGGCTGGGAGCAAGCGCAAATCCTGGTCAACGCCTTGGTACGCCGCCGCCGCCCGTTGTTCGGCCTGGCTCGTCTGATAAATCTGTTGGCCAGCCTGGATCTGGTGCCCTTTGATCGTTACCCGGTGTGCCACCTCGTTGGCGCGTGCCCCGAGTTCCGCGATGGCGCCGTTTAACCCGTCCAAAACACCGTGATACTTTTTCACTTGGGCATCGGTCGTTGCTGATTGTAACCCTTGCAACGCCGTATCGCGCTGTGTCTCAAGCCGTTGCCGTTGTTCTTCGATTCGTTTAAGCTCGTCATCAGCCGCCGTTGCTACGTTGTACCGGGCCGTATCGAACTGGTAAAGGCCCTGGGCCGGCCCGACGTTGTACCCCGAATAGGTAGAGTACCCGTTCCATTGCGGTTGGCTGTACGAGCCTAGGATGTAGTTTGCGTCCTGCTGATACCGTTTAGGGTTCAAGTACCCTTGCCACCGCTGATAATCGGACATCAACCGTTGCCCGGTACCGTACAGCTCGGCAATCGTTGACACGCCGGGGATTGAGCGCAGCGCAGCCGGATCACCTAGGCGCGCAACTTGGAGAATGGTATTTTCGTAAGTGCCAAGCGTATTAAGCGCTGTCTCAGTACTTTTAACGGCGGTCTCCGCGTCTCTTATCAGGTTAGCAATATTAACAGTGTGATTAATAGGATCGTACACAACATCGTAGCACCATACGTAGCGCGTCATCGCTACCGAGATAAATAACAATGTTAAAATTTTCATTCCCATATTTTATCCAATGCTTTTTCAAAAAAATTATGTGCTTCACCTCCACGGCCGTCTGCGCCATCAATAATTATCACGGTGGCAGCCGCTAAAGCGTTAAGCGCCTCAAGACAACGATCTCGTGATACAGGGCCACGTTTAAAGTTTTCCCTGATTAACTTTAAAATATCTGCAGTTAACCCCTCGACACGATCCCGATCTAACTCTTTATCGCTCATTTAACGAGAAATAGTTTTCGCCCATGACTTTGTGTCACCGCCCAGAGTTGCACAACCTCAACTACACTGTTTGACGCCTCTTTAAGTGTACCGTCCGGCTCGACATGCTCAGGCACAGGAACGTTCACGTAACGCCGTTTCAATTGCGTGCTTGGCGTCACGTCTACCATTCCACCGGTCTCCTGCGCACGTCGTTGCGCCCAGTACAGCCGTTTAATAGTGTCACCGGACCCGAGATCATAAAAGTTGCGGGCAACAACCTTTTCGTGGTACCCGAGCACAGAAAACTGTTCACTCGCCGTGTGTGAGTTCGGGAGTTTAACACTTGTGCACCCAGTCACGGCGATCACTGCTAATACTAAAATTCTCATCGTCCAATCTCCGGATGTAATAATACCATTGCGCGCAGCGCTAAATCTTTACACGTTCGTTTAGGATGCATTGGGCTTCCAAGTAAGCTTACAGCTTTAATGAAGCATTCCAGCTGTTCAATCCTTTCAATATGCATCTTTTGACGCTTTAACGCCTCCTCCATTTTGGGACCATTAATAATCATCGCTCAATCCCCGATTCGTGCACCGGCGCTTTCCGTTGCGTGAACTGCCAGTTTGTAGCGTTCACGAACAGTTTTGACCGGTTTTGGCCGGTCTCTTTATCGGTCCATTGATCTTGCCGGAGCGCGCCCTCAATAAAAATCTCTTGCCCTTTCTTAACTAGACTAGCAAAATTTTCTGCGCTCTTGCCCCATAACCGGATATCGAGAAACGTTGTTACATTACGTTTCTCGTTATCGCTTATAAAGCTTTCATTTACACCGATAGACACGTTACTCACCGGCGTGCCTTGCGGCGTGAACCTTACCTCCGGTTCACGTACCACGTTCCCAACCACTGCTACCTTATTTATGTTCACGCTGCGTTTTCCATCCTGATTATTTTCATTTTTTCTTCGTGCACGTCACCACTTGAACTCGTTATTTGTTCAACCTCGTCACTGATATAGTTCCGGCCAACTGTGTATTTAGGTATGTCGCCGTCTAGTTGAGCGTACACGAACCCGGCATACGCGTCATCGCTAGGCATCTCAGCCGGCTTCGGGAACCGCGTAATCTGATCCTTGATAACGTCCGGAATCGGGCGCGGCATATACTCGGACAACGTATCTATATCTTGCCGATTATGGTTCCGGAGCAATAACATTGCAGACGCCATTGACACAATCGCTTTAGCCGCTTTCGGGCTAACCTCGAATAATGTGCCGTAATCCTGGAACACACTGATAACTTGGCAACTGTACTTACGCATACGCGCATAATAATCGACCACTATCTCGGCACCGTTTGGCACCTTGAGGAACGATGTCATTTCTTCAATAATGACTTGTTTCTTGACTGAGCGCGGCATGCCTTGGATATGGTTACGCACCTCGTTCGTAATTAGGAACCCGACAACTGCGCGTAGATCCTCTTGCGATTTATCAATCTTTTCTAGCTCAAAATGCACAACTTTTAATGGATCAGATGCGCGTACTTGAGCAGAGCCGAGATCAATGTTGCTAACCCCATCAACAAGGCCGCCGTGCAAACCATCACGCAACCAAGGATGTACCAAGCTAGCAAGCGTAGCATAAATACTCTGGTGCGGTCCTTTCTGGATCGAGGCGGCGTGAAGTTCATCTTGTAGATCGGATAGGGTAGGGAACATGTCGGGCGTCCACTCGGAGATAGCTAACGCTTGCACGAGATACTCGGTCTCCGGGTTGCGCCCAAACGCGATTGATTCTTTACCGGCGATCACACTCTCGAACCCGGTAAATGAGGCCAAGTTAGCGCGCACCTCAAGGAACGCGTCAATGAACGAATCCAGTTTGCGTGCCTCCTGGAAATTAATAAGTGCGGCCGCCGTTACGCAAAGATCGTAAAACCGAGTCGGGTTCGCGTTCCGCCATTTGCGGTATCGCACGCCGTACACAGCGCTAATCGTTTCGGCTAGGAGCGCGGCACGCAGTTTGTCCTGGTCGCTATCCGAATGCCGGCCAATAAGCAAATGGCACAGCGCGGTTGCGCTCGCTAAATGCTGGCTCGATAACGGGAGCCCGCGCGTATCGAAAATGTTGAACGTCAAACTGCCGTCTGCCCGGACAATGATCGGGCGACAGTTTGGGTCGAGTTTGTGACATGTCGTCGCCCACGATAGGCCGTCATCGATCACAACGATAAACCCGAACATTGGCGCTGTCTGGATTGCAATCGTCTGGAGTAGCACGCTTTTGCCAGCGCCCTGGATTGCTGCAACGAACATGTGGACCGGCTGCGCCCCTGTAAACATCCTGCCTCCTATCAGGTTCTTTCGATCACCATCAGTGATCCAATCGGCTCTATCTAACTCAGCTCGGGGTGTCGACCCAGCCGGCCACATGTTCGCAACATTCACCGCGTCACTTACCTTGTGCCAATAATCGCGGTACCGTACCCACGGCCCGATCCCTGGTGTAGCGCAATTGAAAAATGCAATGGTCGCGGTTGCAACCGACGGTTCGTAAGACACGCACCCGGTCTTGCCGAGTGCAGCCCGAACAGCTGCGAGCCTACCGTCGAGACTATCCGGTGTACGATCGCTTACAATGACAATAAGTTGCGCCTTGAACGGCAGAACGCGATTAGACATTAATTGTCGAATCTTTTCTTGATGATTCTCAAGGCCAACTATTGACACCGGGTCCGGCTCGCCGTCTTTCGGGTACGCATTTGACCATAGTTTACTGAATCGCTCTTGTTCGTACAAAAGTTCAGCATCAATTCCTGTCGGCTCCATATTCAAGACAACGCGCAGGTTCGGCATCGTTAACGCCAGGAACGCGTCCATTGTACGAGCCCATGTCTGGCGCGGGAATGTTTTAGCAACGAGCACGCCAAAATAATAGCCGTCCATATAAAACCCGTGATCCGGAGCTGTTTGAGGTGAAATACCGCTCGCCCTACATAGATCCTCAATTGGCCGTAACCAATCTATCTCGCCCTCGTACATGTACGATTGCCGGGCTTGACTTGGAGACCAAAACCTAAGTAACTCGCGGTATTGCGCACGGTTATCAAGCCCTTTAACGCTGCCACCGTGCCCTGCCATTAACACATTAAAAAATTGTTCCCGTTGTTTGAACGAGTTCGCTAACACTTTAAACACGTCACTGAACCCGCGTACATGCCGCCCGTCATCTTTAATCAGCTTCGGTATCCTAGTCGATAAACATAGACGCACATTCGCCTGGATTAACGTCTCCGCCGCCACACGATCACGAAACCTATTACACAGCTCGCCACGAACACTGCTAGATATCCCAACGCGTCCATTACCTTCTTTCTCAAATCGATCAATTGGCACCGAGAACTCATTCCCGGTATAATACTGAATCTGCAACCGCTCATCTGGTTGCATACACCCGAGCATTAATCGGATATCAGACTCCTGACGGTCAAAGGCCCAGTCTTCCGACGCTGACATATCCGGAAACTCAATTGCGTACAACCGGCTAAGGATCGCACCTGCGCCAAGGTTACCCCAAACCGCGTGGTTATCTACTAAATACCCGGATGGAATATTAAGTTGCACTTTATCCTTGATTCATGATCGTCGCGTTATGTACAGCAATTTGGTTCAATTGCCGTTCCTCGATCATCTTTAACCGATCAGAGTTTACGTGCTCATCTTTGGGAACCTTGCACAACATATCGGCAGCCCTACGTAACGCTTTTACTTCATCTTCAAGTTTATCGGCCGCACTCCGTAAGTTATCTGCCATCTGTTCGGTAACTGATTCAACCTTTTTTGTTCTCATGATGTTTCTACATGCGCTAATATTGCTGATTCTTTTACATGCTCTGTTTAAAGATCTCGACTCTTATTAATTATCAGCGAGAAATGCGACTAATTTACCGTTCTTTACATCCACCATCGCTTGTCTGTAGCCGGTTTCCCAGGCTGCTTGAAACCATCCTCCTACAATTCTGCTGGCTTCACCCCCTAGCTCCTCCTGGTCGTGTTTCATAAACTCGTTGAACGCCATACTAGGAACCTGATGTATGGATGCTTCAAATGGCAGTGTTGTCCAATTGTAGGGTTTCATGTCGCTACACTGCCCCACACCCTAATCGGCTTTGTTAAATCTTGCCCTTTTTTGAACCGTTTATAATGCGTGTCACAAAACCCGAGCCCGGACGCGTATTTTTTACAGTTCGGAACCGAACACAGCACAGGTTCCTTTTTTGGTCTACCAATTTTCGCCATTGTTAAAACTCCTTTGGATGAATTAACGCTTTATCGCGCACCCATAATTCCGGAGGCCGATCTTTAATACCGTTCATGTATAATCGCGTTCGTAAACGCCAGGAAAAGAATAGAAACCGATCACTGGCGTAACTAGGTGGTTTACCGTTCACAAACAGTTGCACATACACTACTGCCACTATAATCGGCAGTAAACTAATAGCAAGGTTCACCGGCCAATCAACATCATACGCCGCCAGTATTCGAAACATCGCCATAAACATGGCCGCGCCAGCCACGAGATAAATAACTGAGCGGCCATGAAATATCCACACGTTTGGGCGCCATTCACGCGCACAATTGTTTGAATGCATCTCCATTAATTAATCCCGCCAATTGTCATATTAACGTTTTGGCCACCGGCAGTGAATAGCGCACCGACAATCAGGAACGCTAACCCGGCCACGAGTGCAATCACAATTGCGGTTTTAACCCCGCCAATATGCCGCTCGGATAACGCCATAATTGCAGCACCGATTAACCCGCCAAATACCGCGATAAACCCAATCGCGTTAATAACACCAGCAGCATTGCTAAGCGCCTGCATTAGACCGGCTGCAAGAAATAAAGAATTGTTCATCATTTAAACCTTGGTAATAATGTCCAATCAATTTTGGGTAATTCGTACTCCCACCAGCTACACACTGTACATCTGCGAATCGGTTCCTTAACAACGCCATTTACGCACATGTAGGAGATGGATGTTTTATTATTGCACCATAGACATGTTTTCATCGTTCAAGCCCTGGTAACTCAGCGTGCCGAAACGCGGTCAACCGATACCGATTGATCGATTCGCGTTCGGCAATATTCGCCAACATGTTTTGCGCGCTCCGTTTCGAGGTGAGCGCAACTATTAAGTCGCGCTCACCCGGTGTACGCGCCAGTTTCGTTATCTGGTACACGAGCGAGTCCATTTAGACGGCTCCGACTGGATATCCTTCAGGTACCGGGTCAGTAGCCCGCGCAATAACGATCGTGCCGTTCTCACCAATCTGGCGCACATGAAACTTGCGGCCAACTTTTTTGCCGAAGTTGATCGTAGATTGCCGTACACGCGCAAAATCGCCATCAACCTCAAGTCCCGCACCAACTTCAACCTTATCTAACGCCAGGATAAACTCGCTCCGGTACGTGGCGCGCGCAATAACATCCGAGATCTTCTCGTGCCCAACATCCAATACGGAAACAATGCTGCGCACGGCCGGCGTAGTCGTCTTCGGTGCGCGTTTCTTCACAACTTTCTTCGATTCATCTTTCATAAATTTAAAATACTGCACCACGTACTATTCTAAAGGAAACATGAACGCAAGCGAAATTCTTTGATTTTTTTACTTTTCTGTTAGAAACATTGTCTTCACGCCATGACCCGTAGACAAGATGAAACCGACAAATTTATGGAAACACTGCTAAACTGGTGCCAGGCCGAGGTTGGCCGGGCACGCGAGATCGCCTCGGAGCTCGGTGTTGCTGAGCAGGTGGTAAGCAACTGGTTACACCGACGCAAAACACCACGGCTGACAAACTGGCACGCGTTACGGCGGTTTGCCGATAAACGAGGAATCAAATGAAATACTTACTTTTACTACTGCTCTTTACCGGTTGCGTAGCGATCCCTACAACGCCGGTTACGATTGGGCCACCACCGACACGAGAACAATCGGCTCAATTGGTCAACGAATACATTAAAACAGCGCTTGTTGATCCATACTCGGTCCGAGACCTCGTGATTGAACCACCGGTACAAACCGGCCCGCGTTGGTTGATCGGCTTTTGGTACAACGCCAAAAACCGAATGGGCGGATACGTCGGGAGGCAACACTGGCACGTCATGATAAGCAACGGTGCGATCGATTGGCCTGCGCAACGCTCAGACGAATTCTGGAAAGGCGTCGCGGAAGGGGTTGCAAACGGGTAAAGAAAATTCTTTTTTATTCCCACTTGACATGCATAAACGCTTATGGAATATTAGGTGCATGAAGAAATTAGACAGGGAATACCTAAATCAAGTCATTCAAAACAAGAATGCCGTCATTGCCCGCCTTCAAGCCGAGCTCCGCTA